ACAAGTAGGCGGTGCACATTTGGTTATGGCAAGCGCAAGCCATAAAAAGTTTTACGGTGCGATTCCCATGTATAGCTTCAGTGGTAGAACAGCATCCGCATAGGATGTGTGCCGGCGGTTCGATTCCGTCTGCATGGGTTACGGAGGATATGATATGAAACATGAAAAGGAATGGTACACCTGTGATCGGTGTGGATCTGAAATAAAAATGATGCCGGAAAGAAGAACTTTTTTAACAAGGAAAGTGATTACATCAGCAGAATTTAATATGAGATTTGCAAATGTAACAGGATATGTTGCTGATACTGAACTTATATCTCCGTTACTTATGGCAGTTCAAATTAAAGAAATATGCGACGTTGGATACAAAGACTTTCATTTGTGCCCTAAATGTCGGAAAAAGTTTGAGGAGTGGATGAAAAATGAGTATGACAGCAGTAATTGAGAGAATAGAACGTGATGCGTTTCGACAGGTCACACCTAAAAACATCGGTAATATTGAAGATATAAAAATTGAATGTACAACACTGGGAGAAGAGCCGATTGTCGTGGCAGATACAAAGGAAGACGAGGAAACTTTGAAAAAATGTTTTTATGTAAAACTGTCCGAACATCGTTGTAGCAAATGCAACCGCCTGTTAGGCAAATTCAACGGACAGGCTGAAATCAAATGTCCGAAGTGTGGGAAAATCAATAGAATTGGGGTGAATCGGGAATGAAAATTATAAAACGACACAAATTAGTAGCACCGACCAAAATATTAACCTGCGATAAATGCGGTTCGATATTTGAGTTCGAGAAAAGAGAATGCGATGCAACTGACATAATGGGTGTAATGCATGATGGTCTTGGCAGTTACAATATCAAGTGCCCTGTATGTGGGAAACGGTCGTATTTTGATTGGAAGTAAACTGAATATTTAGAGCACCAGTCGTAGAGTGCCTACGCAGAGAGCCAAATTTCCAAAATTTTAGGGAAGGAGGCTCTTTTATATTGGCAAGTCAGAGCCTTATCACGGCAGTAAACAGCTATGACAATTACATACAGCGCAAGGGAATTGATGAACAGGTCATTGATGCGTACATAGAAGCCTGTAAGGTGGCAATTAACAGTGAAAAGGATATTCAGTACGGATTACAACTTACAGAGCGTTCCAAGGGCATTGTAGAACGTTTTTGCATGGATAGGACAGGCGCCTCCATATGGGATTTGGAAAAGTATTCCTTTGCAAACAAGACGCACTATTCTCTGACAGATAAATTATACGATGTTCTTTTACTAGAAGCACAAAATAAGGTTGTGGACAGTGCATACCGATACTTGGAAAAGAAAAGAGAACCTAGAGAGCGGTTCTACATGCCACGTAGAAAGCAATTTCTTAAAATCGGTCTAATGGATGCCATTCAAGGCATGATTGATGATAAATACGACATTCTCTGCGTGTCACTTATCCCTGGTGCCGGAAAAACTACGGTCGAAAAAATGCTGAATGCATTGGTAGCAGGATGGTTTCCGAGAGATTTCAACCTTTTTTACTCCCACAGTGGAGATATTACACGTATGTACTATGACGGTGTGTACGATATTTGCACAAATTCTGACGAGTACACTTGGAATGAAATTTTCCCAAATCTTTCAGTTACCAGTACTAATGCAAAAATGGAACAGTTTAACATCGGCAAATATAAACCATTTCCATCCGTTCAGTGCACATCCGTAGGAAGTAAAAATGCTGGTAAAGTACGTGCATCAAAGTTTTTGTTCGTAGATGACATGATCGGTGGCATCGAAGAAGCTATGAATCCTATAATTTTGGATAAACTGTGGGACAAATATGCTGTAGACGCAAGACAGAGAAAAACACAGGACACGGATGGAAAGAACTGTAAAGAGATTCATATTGCTACTAGGTGGAGCGTAAATGATGTAATAGGTCGGATCCAAAATATGTATGAAGGTAATCCGAGAGTAAAGGTTATTTCAGTACCTGATATAGACCCCAAGACAGGATTAAGCAATTTTGACTACGAATTTTCCGGATTTACGGTTGCTTTTTTTGAAGATCAACAATTACTCATGGATGAAATCTCTTATAGGTGTCTTTACAAACAGGAGCCTATTGAACGTGAGGGATTGTTATTCCCGGAAGAAAAAATCAGACGTTATCTTAATCTGCCACATGGGGAACCGGAAATTATTACAGGGCAATGCGATACCAAGGGAAAAGGAACAGACTTTTTTGTTCTTCCGGTATTACAAAAGTACGGAGAAGATTATTACTGCGTTGATTGTGTGTGTAACAATACAGCAGATTATGAAATGCAGTATGAAAATGCGGCAAATGTACTCGTTAATAATAAAGTGCAAGAGTGCGAATTTGAACGTAATGCTGGTGGTGACCGTGTTGCAATGGAAGTAAATAAACGTGTAGAAAGTAAAGGCTGGATATGCAATATTACTGATACTCCAACAGAGACAAACAAGGAAGCTAGAATTTTTCAGTGCTCTAACTGGATATTGCAACACGTTATTTTCAAGGATCCGTCATTGTATAAGCCTAACGAATCATACGGTGTAATGATGTCGTTACTGAAAAGGTATTCTGTTTCAGGAAAAAAACAGTTAGATGATGTCCCGGATGTATTTTCTAACTTTGCTTTAAGAATCACAAACGGTAACAGAGTGGCAAGAGCAGAAGCAATCAGCAATCCTTTTTCAATGGGTAGGAGGTATTAGATGACAACAAAAGAATATTTAGGGCAGATAAGCCGCCTTAATCGAATGATAAATAATAAACTCACGGAAATTGCACAACTCAAAGATATGGCGGTAAGCATATCTGCTCCGCAAAGCGGTGAAAGGGTACAGACTACACCGAATTTTGACAAAATAGGAACAAAATATGCCAAAATTGACGAAATGGAACGGAAAATAGATGGCATGGTGGACGAACTTGTCGATAAAAAAGAGAAAATTATACAGCAGATAGACAGCATGGAAGATGAAAACACATACAATATTCTGTTCGCAAGGTACATCGAAAAGAAAACTTTTGAAGTGATTGCAACAGAAATGAAATATTCATGGAGACAGGTTGTCAGACTTCACGGAACTGCATTGAAACAGTTTGAAAAGAAATACGGAGAAGGGTATTTGAATGAACAATGTCATTGAATGTCATATATAAAAAATGGTAATGTTAAACTGACGAAAATATTTAAGATGCTTTCTAATCCTCCTAAAAGGCAAACAGCCGGGAATACCGTCTACGTTATGTGGGCGGTATTTTTGTGCGCAGAAAAGAGGTATTTATGATTTTTAATCAAAAAATTAGAGTGTACTGTCCGGGATGCGGACGGTTGGTCGGTGAATGCAGTTCAAAATCACACATCGACAAGACATATAAGTGCCGGAATTGCGATAAGATGGTTGTTTACCATACAGAGACCGGAGAACGTGAGATCAAGAAACTTCCAAAAAGAGATCAGAGCAGCGGAATGACATTTATGTAGGTAAAAATATGAACACTATGAAATTTCAAGACCTTGTAAAGGGTTGTCACGGTAGAAAAATTGCATATACGGACGTGGAGCAGATAACCAAAGACAACATTGTAAAGGTTATTTGTGATTGCATCGGTGTTTTTAATTACAATAAGTCAGTTATCAAGTACTTGTGGGAGTACTACAAAGGAGATCAACCGGTACTATACAGAACAAAGCTGTCAAATGAGGATATAACGAACAAAATCGTTGAGAATCATGCTTATGAGTGGGTACAGTTCAAGGTTGGTCAGACTTACGGCGAGCCTATTCAGTTTGTCAGCAGAAAAGATGATGAAGCTGTAAATAAGGCAGTAGATGAACTTAACGATTACTTAGCTGATGCAAATAAGCATGAGAAAGACATAAAAGCTGGTGAATGGCAGTCGGCAACCGGAACATCATTTAAAGCAATTCAGATTGTGAATGGAGATGTTCCTATCCGTGTGGTTGCACCTAATCCACTAAATACATTCGTCATTTACAACCGTAGTTCTGAAGAACCGATTTTAGCAGTCCAAGAATTAAAGGATGAAAACGGAGAATGGTATAAACTTTGCTACACAGAAACGAATGAATGCAAAATAAAAAACAGTTCTGTTATTGCTGATTCATGGAAGTTACATGGTTTTGGAGGCATTCCTATTGTGGAATTTCCGAACAACCATGAGCGATTGTCTGATATTGAACTTGTTATAGATCTGTTGGATGCAATCAATAATACACAGTCAAACAGAATGGACGGCATAGAGCAGTTTATACAGGCATGGATCAAATTTGTAAACTGCGATATTGACGAAGAGCAGTTTGAAAAAATGAAAATGAGCCATGCATTGGTTGTAAAGTCCAATAACAAGGATAACAAGGCTGATGTTGATGTAATGTCGCAGGAACTTGACCAAACGCAGACACAGGTATCTAAAGACGATTTAACAGACAGCGCACTTTCAATTTTGGGAATACCAAACAAACAAGGAAACACTGGCGGTGATACGCAGGGTGCGGTTGAGCTGAGAAACGGATGGGATTTTTCAAAATCAAGAGCAAGGCTTAAGGATCCGGTTGTTAAGACAGCAGAGAAGAGACTGGCCAAGGTTGCGTTGAATGTTATCCGCATTAAAAAAGAGGATCTAAAAATCACTCTTAGAGATTTTGATGTGCAGATCAACCACAGTCCACAAGATAATATGTATACCAAGTCGCAGACATTACTGCAACTTCTGCAGTGTGGTATTCATCCGCTTATTGCAATTAAAACGGTTGGACTTTGGGGAGATTGCGAAAAGACTTTCAACCTTTCCAAGCCCTACCTTGATGCTCTGTGGAAAACCGCTGACATTATCAACATGGAAGAGCAGATGGCAAAAGCACAAGAAATTGTAAAACAAATGCAAAATAAGACAGTTGCCTAGAAATAGGTAGCTGTTTTTATTTTATAAAAATTCGCAAAGCCGTGAGCGTACAAATCGGCAATGTCACTCGGTGTCGTTGCACCGTAAAAAAACGTAGGACATAACGGAGGTAATTTATGAAGAGAGAAGATTTAACTGCAATGGGATTAACTGAGGAACAGATTGAAAAGGTTATTGCCGAAAACGGCAAGGATGTTCAGGCAGCAAACGCAAAAGCAAACAAAAACAGTGAAGAGTTGACAAGACTTCGTGAGTTGGAAAAGGAATACACAGCCATGAAAGATAAGGATTTATCCGATTCGGAAAGACTGCAAAAAGACCTTGATTCTGCAAATGCAAAAATCGCAGAACTTGAAAAGACACAAGCTATTGCGAATCAGAGAAGCAATGCGGCATCCAAGTTTAACATTTCTGCTGAACAGGCATCACAGGTTATCAAGGATGACGGCAGTTTTGACTACGAAGTACTCGGAAAAATTATCTCTGATAAAGAGACTGCTGCGGCACAGGCTAAAGAGCAGGAAATCGCAAACGGAACCACAAATCCGGGCGGTGGTAGTGCTGGCGGCAATGGTGGAACTGAAAGTAAAGGTGCTGAAATGGCAAAGAAATATAATCAGCGCTATGTAATCGAACAGTAAGCAAGGAGGTATAAACGTTATGGCTTACATGAAAACCACTACTTACACTTCTGGTGTAAACATTTTAGCAAGTGAAGTCGGGCTTGTGTTAAAAACCTTTGAGGGAACACAGACAATGGCAACACAGGTAGATGATAAGAAGATTATCAAGGCAGGAACTGTGGTTCCCACAAATGACGCTTCTGCAAAGGGAATTGTCTTTGAAGATGTTGATATTACAGATGACGAAAAGAAGCCTATTTCTGTAATTATTGCAGGCCGTGTTATTAAGGCAAATTTGCCTGTTGCAGTAGATACCAATGCCGAAACCGCACTTAAAGCAAGCGGCATTTACTTTGATTAAATTACGGAGGTAAGAACAGTATGCCTAGTGTATTAACAATGATTACAGACAAGGATAGATTGGATTTTTCCCAAAACTATTCTATCGCAAGAAATTATGTAGGTGACCGTCTTTTCCCTGATATCAAGACCGAGAACCTTGAAGCAGAGTACGAAAGACTTTCCGAAGGAATGGACCTTCCCACCGCAGCAATGGTACACGCATTTGATACCGAAGCTGCTATTGGTGTAAGACCTGGATTTGAAAAAGTAAGCGTAGAAAAGCTGCTGATCAAGGAAAAAATCAACCAGTCTGAAAGATTACGCCAGTTACTGAATCATGGCGTAAGAGAAAGCAATCTGATTGACTATGTATATGACGATATGGGGCGGCTGTCTGATTCCGTTAAGACAAGAACTGAAATCGCAAAAATGGAGGTTATGTCTACTGGTAAGATGACCATTAACGAAAATGGTCTCAATTTTGCTATTGACTTCAAAGTAAATAAGTTCAAGGCACTGAAAGGCTGGGAAGATCCTACCCATGATATCCTTGGAGATATTGCAGACATGGTTCAGATGGCTCTTGACAAAGGATATGTTGTCAATACTGCACTGACTTCTACCAAAATGCGCTCTTATATGCTTAAGAATGAAGGAATCATGAAAGCTATTAAGGGAGTTAATTTCGTTGGAATGGCAATTACTCCGGCAGAAGTGTCAAATCTGTTACTTAGCCTGTATGGTCTGAACATGGTAATTGATGATGATATGTACGGAATTGCCAACAAGGAAAATACCACAAGAACTCCTAAGAGATTTTTACCGGATAATGTATTTACTCTTTATGTATCTACTGGAAACGGAAAGATTGGTACTGGACTTTGGGGCGTAACTCCGGAAGAAGAAAAAGCAAGTGCATTTACAAGCCTGTCCAAAAAGCAATTCATTACTATTTCCCAGTGGGCAACTCCTGATCCGGTTGCTGAGTGGACTAAGGCTAGTGGCGTGTTTATTCCTGTAATTCCTAACCCTTATGGAATCGTAATCGGTACACTGACAGAGGGAGAAGCTGGACTTGATACTCTGGTTGTAAACAGTGCAGCAAGTTCTTCTGACACTGGTTTCACCAAAATTACCGTAAGTCCTTCTAAGGGCTCTAATAATTCTTACAAGTACAAGGTAGCGGATGATTGCAAACTTCCTCCTTATCTTGGAAACGTCAAGACTTACGCAACCTGGGACGGAACTTCCGAGATCGAAGCACAGACAGGAAAAGAAATTATGATTATCGAATGCGATCCTAATTACAGAGCAGTAAAGGCAGGTATTACTACGGTAACTGCGAAGGATGAATAAGAGGTAACACATGGCAGAATATACGACTTTGGAGCAAGTAAAAATTCGTCTGAAACAATTTCATATTGATTCTGAAAGCTCCGAGGTCGTGTTTGATGACCTTGAAGATAACCCTCTGATTGAGCAACTTATCAGTCAAGCGAAAGCTGACATTGTGGCAAAGAGAATGTACCCGGACAGCTACACGGAACAAAAGATTGCAGAGGACTTGAAGCGGTTTGAGAGCGTGATTGTGAACGTGGTTGTGTATGACCATTCACAGGCTGGAGAAAATTTCATGTCAAATTACTCTGAAAACGGTGTGTCGAGAACATGGAGAAACCGTGACAGTCTGTTTGTAGGTGTATTTCCATTTGCAAAAGTTTTATAACCCCATCGAAATCGAGGGGGTTAGAAGATTGTGCGTGACCATATTGCTGATGCCGGCAATATGATTGCAGGCGGCACACTTTAAGGGTGGTGGGCGGTGTGCCAACAATAAGTAACAGGAGATATGAAATGAAAGATTTTTTATTACAGACATACACTATTGTATTGCCTATTTTATTAGGATATATTGTCTGGCTCCTTAAACAACAAAAGAAGGACAGGGATGCAAACAGTAAGGGAACAATGCTTCTTTTGCGTGTTCAACTTATTGAGTATCACGATAAGTACATGAAGTTGGGAGAGATTCCCAGTTATGCGTATGAAAACTTTGTTGAGATGTATAATGCTTATCATGCGCTAGGTGGCAATGGAATGGCTACTAAAATGTACGAGGAAATCAAAGAAATCAGATTGAAGAATGGAGGTAAAGAATAATGGATTTTGCACAAGTAGGAACTTGCGTAGCAATCGTGATTATCTGCTATCTTGCCGGTATTGGAGCGAAACTTATTCCGGTTATTAAAGATAATTACATTCCGGTTGTTGTTGGCATTGTCGGTGGCATTCTCGGAGTAGTAGGAATGTATGTGATTCCCGACTTTCCGGCAAATGATATTCTGAATGCTATTGCGGTCGGCATTGTTTCCGGTTTGGCAAGCACCGGGGTAAATCAGATTTACAAACAGGTGAAGAAAGATGCTTGAAGCAAATAAGCAAAAAATGAAGTATTCCAAACAGGGTGAGAAAGTCACAATCTACGACCGTGACGAAAATGGAAACATTAAGTACATCGAGGTTGATGGTGAAAAGATTCCAGTAGTTTTGAGAGAAGCTATCGGATTTTCTGACCCTGTTCCTTTTTCTGCCAATATCAGCAACAAACTGTCGGAAGTACTGGTAAAGGAATTTGGTATTGATGATTCTAGTTCTTATTGTCAAATTGTGACCGATAAGGGATATTTGCCGATTAAAGCAGGAGACATTGTTTGGAAGAAATCTGATGTGGGGCGAGATAGTGATGGACTGGTTGACGATAAGACAGCGGACTACGTTGTAAAAGGTGTAGCCGATGAAGGACTTACTGTTGACCTGTTTTTGCTTCAAAAGACGGTAAAGTGATATGGGGAAGACGATTGAACTAAATCTATTCAGTGACAAGTCCATACAGAACGCTATTAAGGCTCTTAGAGACTACGAAAACAGCTTGACCTATAAATGTAGGCTACTGGCTGAAACTTTGGCAGAAAACGGTGTAGAGATTGCTAGAGTACAGATTGCAGACCTTGACGCTATCTTTACTAGCGAACTGATACAGAGTATCCACTCTGAATATGTTGGTTCGGTAAAAGGCGGTGGAATATGGGCGGTTGTTGCCGGAACAGACCATGCGGCATTTGTTGAGTTTGGGACTGGAATTGTCGGACAGAAATCACCGTACAAAGGAAAGTTACCCGAAGGTGTCACATGGCAATATGCAAGCGGAAAAACCATACGGCAACTTGCGGACGGTAGATACGGTTGGTTTTATCCGGCTGATGATGGTAAATGGTACTTCACCGAAGGAATGCCTTCAAGACCATTTATGTACCTGACTGCAATAGAAATTCGTGAAATTGTATTACAGACAGCAAAGGTGGTGTTCGGAAATGGCGGTTAATGAATATCAATGGGTATCAGATTTCAAAGTCAAGATTGCATCATACTTGAAAATGAAAATACCGCAGAGCCATCCTAAAGCGTATGTAACGGACAAGAGCAAAGATTTATCAGAACCCACATTCCCCACAGTTTACTTTCATGCTATGCCGTTCACAGAGACAGGACAAGACCTTGAAGGACGGTCTATCAATGGAATCACAGCATCGTACCAGGTGGATGTGATAACCAACAAAAGTCAGGAAGAAGCTGAAGCTATCATGGCTACGGTTGCCGGACTTTTCAAACGTTTGCGATTTCAGATAACTTCCATGCCGGAGTTTAGCAATACTTCGCAGAAAACATACAGAAGCACAGCACGGTTCAGAAGAACAGTAGGTGCTGATGATACATTGTAACTATTAGAGCCATTCGGCTCTATTTTTTTATGCAAATTTAAGGAGGTATAAATTATGGCAGCAGCCGGAGTTTCTACTTTAGGCATTACTTTCGGATATGGTACAGAGACAACCGCCGGAACAAAACCTACAAGTTTTAAGCAACTTACAAGAATCAATGCCATTGGCGGCATCAGCATTGAACCGGAACAGATTGATGCTTCTGCGTTAGAAGATGCAATCACCAGATATGTAAAAGGTCGTGCAGATACTGGTGGATCTTTTGCAGTCACAGTCAACTTCACATCAGAGACCGTGGCTGAATGGACTGCACTTATCACAGCCTACAAGGCTCTTACTGGTGGAAATAGAATGTGGTTTGAAACTGTTATTCCCGGAGAAGAGAAATCTTTCTTCGTTGTTGCACAGCCGCCTGAACAGATTCCACAGCCAGAAATCGGACAGAATGAACTTCTGACGATTGAAATGAATCTTACCATTGAGGAATACAAGGGATTGGATGCTACCGTTGAACTAACAACGGGGGAATAGCAAGTCAGTCAGAAACAAATAACACTGCCGTGGCTGACTTTAATGAAACGGTAGATGAGCCATTGATTTAGCAAAAGAGAGCCGTCTTCGGGCGGCTCCTTTCCAACAAAATGTTGGGGAAAGGATATGTTTTTATGAAGAAGATTTTAGTTAATGATGTTGAATATACTTTAGAGTTTGGATTCGGTGCTGTGGAGTGCAAGGATTTGATTCAAAAGATGTTTCTTATGCTTTCCGGTGGCTATGTAGCTAAAAAAGCAAAAAATGTACAGAATCCCACACCAGAAGAAATTGTAGATGGTAGCGGATATATGCTTGCAGAATTTCCTCATGTATGCAAAACGGCTTTTTATGCTGGTCTTATCGAAAACCATGAAGGTATTACACCGGATGAATCCAATGCTTTAATGAAAGAATACATGAAAGCAAACGGTCTTTCTTTTGTGAAGCTGTATGGAGAACTGACAGACTGTATGAAAGAAGACGGTTTTTTCGAACTGTCGGGTCTGACGGAAATGATGACGCAGACCAAGGAAGAAATGGAGAAAGAGGACAGCAAGGTAACGAAGATGCCACAGGATCACAAGAAGAAATCGACTGGCACAAAATAATATGGGAAGAATATTTTCCATTTGCTTTTTCCATGGGGATCTCGATAGAAGAGTTCAAACATCTGAATCCTAAAAAATTAGAGTGGTGCTACAAAGGATATAAACTAAAAAAAGAGGAAGAAGATAGGAACTCATGGCAACGTTGGGGAAATTACGGAATATCTGCATTAATCTTTGCTGTAGATCATTGCTTAAACGGCAGAAAAGCACAATCGAAGTATATCGACAAGCCTATTATGGAGCGTCTTGAAACTGCTAGTAACGAAAAGGAATTGCAAAAACAAAGAAAGGCATTTCTTGCAGGACTTATGGCAATGCAGGCTAATTTTGAATTATCACATCCAAAAAAGGAGAAATAAACATGAGTTTAACAGGAATTGATGTGTCCTCATATCAGGGGACGATTAACTGGTGGGCGGTAAAACAGAACGGTATTGATTTTGCTATTTTGAAAATCATCCGCAAGGATTTGAACCCGGACAAGGAGTTTGAAGAGAACTGGAAAAATTGTGAAGCATACGGAATGAAAGTGCAAGGCGTGTATAACTACAGCTATGCTACCACTGTATCAAAGGCACAATTTGCTGCTGAGAGAGTGCTTATTATTCTTGGAAACCGTAAGCCTATGGTTTGGATGGATGTTGAAGATGCCGTGATGAAGAATCTCGGTAAGAATCTGATTCCAATTATCAATGCTTACGGCAAGGTCATCACCGATGCAGGATTGCAGTTCGGTGTATACACTGGTGAAAGTTTTTACAAGACATACATTAAGCCTTATGGCGGTGTGAGTTATCCTATGTGGATCGCACGGTATGGCAAGAATAACGGCAAGTGTGATGTGAAGTATCAACCGCAAGTACCGAACATGGTAGGCTGGCAGTATACTTCTAAAGGTCGTGTAGGCGGCATTGTAGGAAACGTGGACATGAATGTATGGTACAAGGAGTTAGATGCCGTATATAAGGATTCTACAAGCCATAGCAACCCTTATACAGAACCGGAAAGACTTCTGTATTACAAGTGTATGGCAATGATGAAGGGAAATGATGTCAAATGGGTTCAGTATGAACTTGTAAGAAAAGGATTTATGCCGTCTGTAAATTCAAAAGGTAAGCTGAACATTGACGGATGTTTCGGAAAAGCCACTTCCAATGCAGTAAAGGCATTCCAAAAGAGTGTTGGAATCACTGTAGATGGAAAAGTCGGTGCGGTTACGAGAGAATATCTTAAGAAATGATTTTAGGAGCGGTAGGTGTCACAGCTTACCGCTCTTTTTCTTGGAAGTGACAGACACTTCCTTTTTTTATTGCGGTAAAGGCGGTGCGGTATGGCAGATATTGATATTGATGATCTTCAAATAAAAATAAGTGCGGATGCGAACAAAGCCAGTAGTGCACTGAACAAACTTGCAAATAGCCTTGAAAGTTTCCGGAAGAGTGTTGTGTGGGATACTGGTAAACTGTACAGTATCGGTACTGGAATCAAAAACATATCGGATGCCGCTACTGGTTTTAAAGGTGCAAAGTCTAAAGAACTATCATCTTTGGCTACGGCACTGAATAAATTTAACAAAGTTGATACTGTTTCATTACGTGGTGTTGGCTCAGCTATGGAGAATTTGGCACATTCCATGTCTGTCATTCAAAGCATTGATGTGTCTGGAATTACTAGCACAGCGGCAGCTATCGCAAAACTGGGCGGTAAAAATGCTACACAGGGTACTGCAAACCTACTGGCAATGAAAGACCAGTTAGCAGAGTTTGTAAAAGGTATGAACAGTGTAGGAACAATGACGTTTGACCCTAGTGGATTGCTAAATACTGCAAATGCGATTAGTAAACTGGGAAGCAAGTTTTCTACACAGGCAACACAGAATCTTCCGGCACTGTCAGCACAATTACAAAATTTTGTCCGGCAGATGAACAATATCGGTGCACTGAATTTTGACACTGCGAATTTAGCAAATTTAGTTACATCTATCTCTAAACTGGGTAGTGTAGCATCCGGCAGAGCGGTAGGAAATATCCCTCTGTTGGCTAAAAACCTTAAAGGCTTGTTTGAAACTTTGTCTACCGCACCGAACGTAAGCGAGAACATTATCCGCATGACAAATGCACTGGCAGGACTGGCATCTACTGGTGCGGCATCCGGTCGGGCTGCAAACTCTTTGGGCAGAAATCTGAACAATTATACGGCAAGCGCAAAAAGAGCCACAAAAAGCACATTTAGCCTTGCAGCGGCTTTCGGAAAATTCTACGCAACATATTTCCTTGTTATTCGTGGAATTAAAAGTCTGTGGAAATCCATAGAGGGAACTACGGACTATATTGAAGCATTCAACTACTACACGGTTGCTTTCAATAAAGTCGGCAAGGAATGGGGAAAGGACTTTGAAAAATTCGGTTACGACAATGCAGAGGATTATGCGCAGAGTTTTGGAAACCGTGTAAATGAACTTCTTGGCAAAATGTCCGGTCTGAAAGTAGATGTAGATGGTGGACTGATTTCTGAAAGTGGAATGAAGAATTTGGGACTAAATTTACAGGAGATTACCCAGTACGCTTCACAGCTTGCATCTATCACCAATTCTTTAGGGCAGACCGGAGAAGTTACCACGGCAATTTCAAAGTCCATGACAATGCTTGCCGGGGATATATCATCTCTGTTTAACGTGGATTTCAGTACAGTTGCAACTAATTTACAGTCCGGTTTAATCGGTCAGTCAAGAGCATTGTATAAGTATGGTATTGATATCACAAATGCCACTTTACAGACTTATGCTTACAAATACGGAATTGAAAAGGCTGTATCTGAAATGTCACAGGCAGAGAAACAGCAGTTGCGTCTACTGGCAATCTTAGATCAGTCCAAAGTGTCATGGGGAGACTTGGCCAACACAATCAATTCACCAAGCAACATGATTCGCCAGTTCACAAACAATGTGAAAGAAGCTGGCATGGTTCTAGGTCAGTTATTTATTCCGGTATTGCAGAAAGTACTTCCTGTCATTAACGGTGTCGTAATTGCGATTAAGAGACTGCTTGTCAGTGTGGCAAATTTACTGGGAATCAAGATTGACTTTTCGTCATTCGGTCAAGGTGTATCCGGGTACAATGAGGATTTGGAAGATACGGCAGATGCACTGGATAAAGTGGGAACAAGCGCAAAAAATGCTCAAAGCGGAATCAGAGCATTTGATAAATTGAATGTTATTTCTACACCAAAATCTAGTGGAACTGGAAGTGGTGCTGGTGGAGCAGGAATTGACCTTACCAAAGAAATCATGGATGCTACTGCGGAATACGAAAAAGTATGGCAGGAAGCGTTTGATAAGATGCAGAATACAGCTATGGGCTGGGCTGATAAGATAGAAAAACTTCTTGAACCTGTGAAAAAGTTGTTCAAGGATTTGTTCAATGGTGATTTCTTTGAAGCAGGACAAGATTTGTCCGGCATTGTAACAGGAATATTTAACTGGATGTCCGATGCTATTGCATCTGTAGACTGGTACCAAATAGGTCAAAACATAGGACAGTTCCTTGCCGGTATTGATTGGACTGCTGTATTTACATCTGCAGGAAACTTTATAGGACAAGCAATTACAGCGGCAATCGACCTGTGGAAAGGAAGTTTTGATGCCGCACCTATTGAAACCACGATTCTGACGGCAATAGGTCTTTTGAAATTCACTGGTTTGGGAGATATCCTGTGGAAAGCAATCAAAGATTCTATTGTCTTGTCAATGGGCGGTAAGGCAGGAGCCGGAATCGGAGAAACAATTCTCGGAAGTCTATTAGGAACTGGAGCGGCAACAGGAGCAGAGGGAGCGGCAGCGGCTGGAGCAACCGGATTGTTTGGTGGTATAAGTGCAGGGGCAGTAGCGGCAACAGCGGCTATCACAGCAGTTGTAGCAGGACTTGCTCTTGTATATGCAACAAATGAGGATGTTAGAAAGAGTTTCAAGGAATCAATTTCAGCCATTGCGGATAATCTCACTCCTGCAATGGAGTTTTTAACAACAACGGTTATACCAGATTTACAGAATGCATGGACAGGGCTTGTAGATGTGCTTACTCCGATAGGAGAATTTTTGAAGACTGCATTCACAAGCATATGGCAGGATATGCTAAATCCGGCATTAAAATATGTCGGCGAAGAAGTGCTTCCGAAATTGCAAAGTGCTTTTGAAAATCTTTGGAATGGAGTGCTTGTTCCACTCGGAACATTCCTTGGAAATATCTTAAATCCTGCAATTCAGATTGTTGCAGACATACTTACAATGCTTTGGCAAAATGTAGTAGTTCCTTTGGCACAAGCATTAGGAAGTGTTTTAGGAGCTGCATTTGATGCAATAGTCGATACCATGAATTTTGTGGTAGAACAAGTAAAACCAGTAATAGAAGTATTCAACTTCTTATGGGACAATGTTTTATCTCCCATAGTCACTCATTTGTGGGAAGATTTAAAGCCTGCTTTTGAAACTGTTTTTAACGCAATAGGTAATATTATCAAAAACCTTGGAACAGCATTAAAAGGATTAATAAATTTTGTTTCTGGTGTGTTCACTGGAAACTGGAGAAAAGCATGGGACGGAATAAAAGATATTTTCAAAGGAGTGTTTAATGGACTTGTATCCATAGCAGAAGGATGCGTAAATCTGATTATTGATGGAATAAATGCTTTTATTGATGGTTTTGGCTTGGTTAGCGGTATATCGGAAGCTATAGGAATAAGCTTCAAGCCAGTACAAATACCTAAAATAAGTATTCCTAGATTTGAAACTGGCGGTTACGTTCCAAGCCGATACACGATGTTCATGGCAGGAGAGAACGGCGTACCGGAGATTGCCGGGACAGTAGGCGGCAAGACAGCGGTTGCCGGTGGAGTTGAAATCACTGGAATCAAAGACGCTATCAATTCCACGGCACAACAGGAAATTGCACTTCTGAAACAGAATAATCAGCTACTGCAAGGAATCCTTGAAAAAGAGTTTGGAATAACAACAGATCAAATTGGAATTGCCGCAAGGCAATACGGTCAAGAGCAATTTAACCAAAAACACAAGAATGTATATGTATTTTAACACGGACAGCACTCTGAAAATGGGTGCTGTCTATTTTTATTGAAAAAAGGCGGTGAATGTATGTCAGCATACCAAGGATGGCTTTTAAAAATTGGAGATTATGTGATTGACCAGTCAAGATTTATAGCCGCTGAAAGTTATCAGCCGGCTGTAAATATGCAAGATGTAGACCCGTGGCCTGATGCAAATGGATACGTACATAGAAATGCTGTGGAGCTAAAAGCATTAAGTGTTGATTTTTCCACGCCTGCGATGCTGACGGATGACGATTTGCAAGAGTTACTGTCCGGGATACGAAGAAACTTTATTGATGCAACGGAACAGGGGTGCTATATCACGGCATACATTCCATTTTTAGGTCAATATGTCACACAATATGGATATATGGCTGATATAAAGCCTACAATCTACGGAACTTATGACGGAGAGATTAAATACAATCAGATAGAATTTTCATTTGTCGGAGGTGTAGCGAATGAGTAACTATACCTATGCGGATTTGTTTGATAAAAGCGCATCCAAAAAGGAAATCACGATTGAAACAGAGGACAAGTCTGTAAAAATCACCAACAGCGAAATCCATTTTGAACAGTTTGAATTAAAAGAAATACTATGTGATGATGATTACCTTACCTTTGGACAGTGCAATGCATCACAGTTAAAATTCAAAATTTCAAACGTGTTCACAAGCATGATTGGGAAACAGATAAATGTTTCTGCTGTGATTAATGGACATACTGACACACCGTTTATTTTCGGCAAATACCGTGTCGTTTCCGATAAACCAACAGATGATAAGCGTTACAGGAATGTGACTGCTTATGATGCCATATACGACATTGGAGAAGCGGAAGTATCTTCCTGGTATAACGGATTAAAGTTTCCTTTGACGTTAAAGCAGTTCAGAGACAGCTTTTTTGCATATTTTGGTGTTGAACAGGTAGAAACCACATTGCCTAACGACAACATGGAAGTGGCAGAAACCATAAAACCAAGCGAACTTTCTGGCCAGACGGTCATGGAAGCAATCTGCTCGATAAATGGATGTTTTGGCCATATTAACCATGATGGAAAATTTGAATATGTTTTCCTTAAAGAAATAATATCCGGTTTATATCCACATAAAGGATTATATCCACAGAAAGGATTATACCCTAGAAAAGGTTCTGAAAAAGAAAAGGTTACTGGTGGAAAATACAAATCAGTCAGATATGAAGATTTTGTCTGCCAAAAAGTTACAAAAGTGCAGATAAGACAATCAGAAAATGATATTGGTGCAGTTTACCCGGATACAGAAATTACCGAGAACGACAACAGTTATATTTTGCAAGATAATTTCCTTGTTTATGGAATGGGGGCAGATGCCCTAGAAACGGTTGCAAAAAATCTGTATGAGGTTATTAAAGTTGTAAAATATAGACCTTATAACTGTGAAAAAATAGGAAATCCTTGTTTGAGCCTTGGAGAAGCAGTCAATGTATATACGGCTAAAGAAATCATAGAAAGCTATGTGTTGAGTAGAACATACAAAGGAATCCAACAACCGACAGACACCATATCAGCAAGCGGAAAATCTCCAAAGTACAGTGAACAAGTAAATGGAATTAACAAAAGTATAATTCAACTCCGAGGCAAGACTAATGAGTTGGAGCGTAATGTAGAAGAGACCCGGTCCGAAATCAAGGATGTAGAGAATGGACTGGATACAAAGATTACACAGACAGCTGGAAAGATTGAACTTGAATCAACCCGTGCGCAAGGGGTAGAAACAGATCTGGCGGCGGCAATTTCTGTTCAAGCCGACCAAATCAAGTTGAAAGTTTCCAAAGGTGATGTCAGTTCGCAGTTGAGCGTTGAGAGTGGACAGGTAAGTATTTCTGGAAACCGTTTTGTATTGGAAGCAGATAACTGTAGCATATCAGCAGATGGAACTATAACAGCTAAAAATGCAGTAATGACTGGTAGTTTTAAGTCTATAGGGGAAGACGGGAGTTACACAGAAGTATCATCAGGTGAAATTAAATTTTATAACGAACTATTGCAAAGCACAGGATCTATAAAAGGATTGGGACAATATCTTACTATTGATGCTTCAATGGTAAGTGTAAGCGGAATTTTAGTGGTAGGAAATGGAGCAACATATAATTCACAATATGTAAAAAACATATCAACAACTTCTCAAATATTAGGCAGTAAGACAGTACTGACAAGTGCCACATTAAGTGTCACAAAAAATTATATAAATGGAACCGTATCAGATGTATCTTTGGTAACACAAACAGCCAATGTTGCTGATTATCCTGGACATAATGTTAATTTTATTACAGGAGTTTCATCACTTGGAGGTTTGCTCACTGCAACATCTGGAATTGTCACACTTATGACGTAGGAGATTTATTATGGTAAAAAAAATATTTATTCTTCAAACGATTATTGGAAAAACAATGAAAGAAGTAATGGAAGAAAGGCAAGAAATTCAGCAATATATAGCTTTTACCATTGGAATTTCCACGTTTACGGAAATCAATGCAACATTGTTTAGCACGGAAGATGGCGATGGTTTTGAAGAGTTTATGAAGCAACTTATTGACATGTCGGATACAGTGGTTGCACAGAGCGGATATGAAGTATCTGAACTGTGCAAAAATCTGTATTCGTATGCAGAAGAGCAAGGAAAAGAAATCTATGTAAGGGAGAATTGATATGGCAGCAAATTTTGAGATTAAGAAATTAAAAAGCAACCTTGTGACAGTATTAAATCAAACACCGTTGCCTATCGAGGTGAAAAGGCTTGTACTGTATGAAGTATATTCGGAGACTAAACAGTTATCAGATATGCAGATTATGAAAGAGGAAAGCGAGGTATCTGCAGATGGCAATGAATAAGGTTTATACCAGAATTAATTGGGAAGATTATCCCATTGAGAACACGGATTTAGATGCATACAATCTTAATCAGATGGATTCTGCTATTGATGCGTTGGACAATCGTATCATATCACAGGATGCCTTAAAAGTAGACAAGTCTGCAATAAACGGAAACATTGCTGATTGGACTATGGATGAAACAACCGGTGTTATTACTATTACAAAATACAACGGTGAAAAGATTATTTTTGACCTTAATATTGAAAAAATACCTGTTGGATTTTCCATGTCTGATGACGGAATCATTACCATGACTACAGAAGATGGAACACAGTTTACGGCTGATATTGGTTCTATGATTCCGGTGTTGACATTTGAAGATTCTGCAACCATAGCTGTATCCGTGAATGGTACTGGAAAGAATAAGACTTATTCTTTTTCAATCAAAACAGGATCAGTAACAGATGCTATGCTACAGCCTAATTATTTAGCAGATATTAGAGTAGAATCCGCAAATGCATCTGCTTATGCGCAATCCGCAAATGCAAAATCTGTATTGGCTGAATCTTATGCCATAGGTGGAACCGGAACAAGAGAAGGAGAAGATACCGATAACGCAAAGTATTATATGGAGCAGGCAAAACAGCAAACAGGAGGTATACCTACAAAGGTTAGTGAATTAGAGAATGACGCTGGATATATCAAAAAAGATGTTGATAATCTTGTGAATTACTACGACAAGACCACTACCGACCAAAAATTAGCAAATATTGATTTAACTGATTATCTAAAAAAGACGGGTGATGCTTCCAACACAACCGTAACATTCACAGAGCCTACAGAACTGGAACAGCCGACTACAGGTGAAAAACTCAGCGGAATTATCGGCAAGGTTAGCCTTGCGATAAAGAACATCAAAACATTAATTTCTCTAATAGGAAATACTGATATTTCATCAATCGGAAACGGCACTGTCACGGGGGCAATTAGTGATGTAACTGGCAAGTTAGAAACTACAACTGAAGCGACTTCCCATGATAATATCACTGGTATATTCACATACACCAAAATCGGTAATATATGTATTGGATGTGGTACATTAACGGTAACAAGTGATATAGATGCATACTCCGCTATAGTTAGTAATCTACCACAAACGTATACAGGTAATCCTTATCCTGGTGCCTTTGTTGCAGAGGATAATACTTATAATGATTTTTATATCAATGGTTCAGCAATCGTAAACCGTAAGCCCGTATCAAAAGGGCATATATTGAGGCTATCGTGTGTCTATATGTGTCAATAATTATTTAGCCGGTGCAAATGCGAGATTATATGTACCACTCGATCCAAATATAACGGAGTCTCCGGATGCAAATGGAATACATACCGCTATAGGATTTTCTGATGATGTACATAATGCCAAGAAATAATTTGCATTCTTGGATGATCGGATAGATGCCCAGCCATTCACTGCACCCTGTATTGTTCCAATTACATATCCATTAGTTATACAAGTGTAATTAGATTGTATGGCTACAGCAGATTGATAGTCAGGAGCAATTAACTTGCCATTTACAGAAGTAGTGATATCCAATGGGCGGAGATTAGAAGCAAAAATAAATCATCAAAAAGAGCATGGTGTAAAAGCCATGCTCTTAATCTCTTCATCTGATTCCCCAGTCACCGTCATTATTTACGAAACCAACCACATATCCTATCATGTCATCAATTATGTGCTCCGGAAGTATACTGTTCGGAGACATGAGCGAAACATATCTCCATTTTCTAACGCCATATTCTATTATATGGGTTTTTACGGCAATTTGTATCCCACCATTACTGGTCACAATACATCGTTCACCGTCTTGCGGTTCACGATCTGCGGAAAGGATAATAATTTCCCCAGGCAGATAAAACGGCATATAGTAGTCGCACGGAATTTTCATACCGATATAAGCCTTGGATTTTATATCTTCCGGCAAATTGTCTATGCACATGGGTTCCACAGAGTTTGTGGTTGCGATAATTCCATTCATAAGTTGTGGATTAAGGACAGAAATATACTTGTGCGATTTTTCAATACTGGAATAGATTTTATCTTGGTGACGTATGAAGTAACGGATAAGGTACAGAGAGTGTTCCGGCAGACTGCGGCATATCTTGACAGATTCTAACATCTTATCTTCCATAGTACCACAGCCTACCAGTTCATCTACGCTGATTCCAAAGGCTCTAGCAAGCGCAACAGCGGTCGATAGCTTTGTGTCGTTAGAATTACCGTACAGTAGTGAATTAAGCGTAGAATAAGGCAAATTAGCTTCATCTGCAAGCTTGTACACTGTCATGTCCGGCTCATTGAGAAATTCGTGGAGATTCCCACGAAAACTTAACATATAATTTGCACGGTTGACTGATAGATGTGTCGAAATTTCTTTGATTCGTTCTTTTTCCATCATGTTTTTTATCCCCCTTTCACATGATACACTTGTAACATCCCTTGTTTCAAGGGACATCAAGTTCTGGCGAGGGCGGTGTTTATTGGCGTTTTCACCGTCCTCTTTTGTTGATATTTTACAACAATAAAAAACGTGAGTCAAATATATATTGATTGTTTAGAACGTATGTTCTATAATGTGATGTATCGCTACTTTAGATTCTGCGGAGAATTAAAGGGGAGAGTGGTGTGGTTACGATGAACGAAAGCAATGAATTTTACAGAGAGGAAATTGCAAGGATACTATCTGGAATAGAAGACAATGACATATTGAAATATGTCTATGTCATTGTCTCTGATATAGAGGGGGAAAAATGAAAAATCGAAAAAAAATAAATTGGGCGTTAATAATTTTGATTTACTTTTTAGGATTATTAACAAATTATTTCTTAAGATAGACCTAATATTTTCTTTAAATATTCTGTAAATATTGGAGAGCATAATCCCATAAAGTACACTAAAACGTAAACAAGTTTTGGACCTATATAATCAATAATTTTTTTAAAAGGACTTATGTAATTATGCTCTTTACTTTTTACTATATGTATGTCTTCTAATGAATTTATTTTTATATATTTCATTTCTTCTAGTTCATTTATGTAATCAATAAAATCATCTATGGCAGAATCACCATAATCTTTTGAAATCCTACCTAATACAACATTGTTGTCTTTATTTTTTATTGATATTAAATAGCCAAAAAAATCATTAGAATCTTTTATTTTTCTCTTCATTCCGCACCTCCGATTATCATTTTAAATGCGGAAAATGCAGTACTTCTTTTTTGCTCCGAAAGATTGTAGTACTTAATCAATAAATCTTCCATATCGGGATCGTTTCTTAAAAAATAAACTAATCTAGCGTATTTTTCGGAATATTTTTTTCCATCTTCTTTACCAGTCAGCAAAAATTCAATAGAAACTCCTAAAAAATTCGCAATTACTTCTATACGGTCATCCGGGATAACTCCCTTTTTTAAACTTCTTATATATCCATTACCAAATCCGCAAGAAGTCTCTAATTTAGAAATTGCGATTCCCCTTTCTTTACATATAGATTTTACTCTTTCTACCGTAGTCATAGTGTCCTCCTAAAATTTAGATGATGCTCTAAAAATATGCTTGACAAAATAGAGAACACTCTATATAATAAATTTAGGATTTAGAGGAAAGCCTAAATTTAAAAATGTTCTCTGTGGTTTCTTGGCAGTTACTATATTAGAACATTCTCTAAATTTTGTCAAGTTTTTCTCTAAATTCCTAAATCAAGAGAAAGGGAGTGATAGATTGAATTGTTACGACAGAATCAAGGAAATTTGTGATAAGAAAGGAACAAATATTTATCAAGTGGAGCAGAAAGCCGGATTGAGCAATGGAATTATCCGAAAGTGGAATGAATCTGCTCCGCAAGTTGACAATTTAAAGGCTGTTGCAAAAGTCCTTGGAGTAAAAGTAGACGAGTTACTGGAATAGGGAGGTAAAAACATGGAAAAACAGAGATATGTGGTATTAGACAAAAATGGTAAAGCAAATATAGTTCAGAAAGCTGATTCACGTTTTGTTGGAATTGACGAGATGGCACAGCACATTGCGTTTGACATTATCGAAGATTACAAAAGCATTATAGATGGCGATAAGAAAATCGAAGAAACAAATATTGATTTGTCTATAAAAGTTCTTACCGCCATTTCGCCTTTTAGGAACGGCTCTGGATATGGAAAGGATTGTTAGTTGCCGCTGCTATTGCTAATTGTGGTTTTTCTTCCGGCAAAGACATGATGATTTCCGAATAGTATTGGGTGTACAAGTTCTTAAAATCATCAAAACTTCCGGTATATCCAAAAATTTTAGCAATAGCATAAGCGGATGCATATTCTTTAGAATCCAAATTATTTCACCTCCTTATTAAAAAGATAAGGAGAGTATATCACAAACAGGTAGTTAATTGAATGAGTGAAAACGAAAAAATGGCGGATGAATCAGCCGAGAGAGGTGAGAAGAGTGAAAACATCAAAAATTGAGATTCACCAGTGTGACGGTGAAGAGGGAGTTTTTACAGAGGTCCTCATTGACGGTCACAAAATCAACGGAGTGAGAAGTTTCACACTGAAACAAGGGGTTGGGGATGATATTCCTACTCTGACGCTTGACCTTAATGCACTTAATCTTGCAACGGATATGAAAGTGTTGCGAATTATGCAGGAGGGGTTAGGAGAAATCGAAAGTATTACATTTAAAAAAGAATAGGCTCCCATATTTCAGAGAGCCATTCCATCACTTGTTGATATTTTGAAGTATGGAACATTGTTTAGGGTTGTTGCAGCAACCAGTAAGACCTGCGTATTTGCAGTACAATCTTCCGTTTTCAAAATTACGGCTTGTATCTTCCAGTGATTGAACATATATTTGCTTAAAATCAACAGAGTACATTTTGTTTTGCTTATCGCAAAAACCATTGTATACCAAACTATCACCTCCTTATAGGAGAGTATACCACAGAAAGGAGAACAATGAACGAATTAGAACAGAAAACAATATCTTCCGTGGAAGTAGCGGAAATGGTAGGTAAAGAGCACAGCAAACTGCTAAGAGATATACGCACTTATGTTGAGCAATTAGGACAAGCCAATTTTGGACAGTCCGATTTCTTTACAGAAAGTACCTATCAGAACAGCCAAAACAAGACACAGCCTTGCTACATGGTAACGAAGAAAGGCTGCGAGTTCATAGCACATAAGATGACCGGAGTTAGGGGAACAGAATTTACGGCAAAGTACATTGACCGTTTCCACGAAATGGAAGATTCCATTAAGGCACATATCCCTACTGGACAGGAATTGATTGCACTGGCGGTTGTTGAAGCGCAGAGGATGCTTGCACAGAAAGAGGAAGAGGTTAAGCAGTTACAGACCACTGTACAACAGATGGATGCCGTGATTACCGATATGACACCAAAAGTTGACTATGTGGACAAGATTCTTTCATCTAACGACTGTATGACTGTCACACAGATTGCGCAGGACTACGGAATGAGTGCGGTGAGGTTCAATTCTGTTTTAAGAACAGCCGGTATTCAGAGAAAAGTCGGTGACCAGTGGATATTGTATGCAGACTTCCAGGGCAAGGGTTATGTGAGAACAAAGACAAATGATTATGTTAAGCATGACGGAAGCACCGGAACAAAGCCACTTACCGTATGGACACAGAAAGGCAGAATGTTCTTGTATAACAAGCTGAAAGAGATTGGCATTGAACCTATCGAGGAGGAAAGCGCATGAGAACGACATTGAAGCTGTTTCTTCCTATTATAATAGCACTCTCCATCGCATTTACATCCACGGCACAGCCAAAAGGCTCATTTATTTCGGAAGAAGCACAGGAGATATGCGCCAAGTACGGTGAGGAATACGGCATCTGCCCGGAACTGCTTATGGCAATGATCGAGAAAGAATCTTCCGGCAGACCGGATGTGGAAAGCGGTGGTTGCAAGGGACTGATGCAGATTTCAGACCGCTGGCACAAAGACCGAATGGAGCGTTTGGGAGTTACGGATATTTACTCTGTGGACGGTAATATCCATGTGGGAGCCGACTACTTGTCGGAATTATTTGAAAAGTACTGTGATGTAGGAATTGTACTTATGGTTTACCACGGAGAGAAGAACGCAGATACAAAGACAGAATTAAGTGATTACGCAGACTGGATATTAACCAGGAGCGCAGAACTGGAAAGGATGAACGGAAAATGAAAAACAGAGAGAAGTATGCGGAACAGATTATTAATATGGCTGCAAATGACATTAAAATAACTGTTGATAAGGAAGGAAGATTGAGCGATTGCTTTTCTATTAATTGTCATGATTGCGCATGGAGAAGTTGCAACAACTGCAGAAAAAAATTTAGGGAATGGTTAGAACAGGAATATGTAGAACATGTTGTTGATTGGTCTAAAGTGCCTGTGGATACGAAGATTCTGGTGAGAGATTCAGAAGATGGACGGTGGGAAAAAAGACATTTCGCAAGATACGAAAATAATATTGTTTTTGCATGGGACAGCGGTTGTACATCTTATTCTGCTAACGGATACTATAATGTTTCAACTTGGAAGTATGCCAAAATTGCGGAGGAAGATGTATGAGTGCCAAAAGGCGGTTTACAGTCAAAGGAGTAATCGGAAGATTCTTATTTAATCCTAAAGAGTGGAGAATTGACCGTGAAACATCCTTTTACTACCGACTGGTGAACCGTGAAACAGGAATGAAAAAATGGGTAAGAAAGGAGTATTTCCATGTTGAAGAAAGAAATTATCCCTATCGTCCGTGCAAATGAGATTTTGATTGCAGGATTGTTAGATGCAGGAATCTTGTATATCGGAGATGATAATATGATTCACGCAACAGAAGATTGAAATCCGGAGGAATGAGGAAATGGAAAGGAAAATCAGAAAAATCTTGGTAGAACTGGGGCTGAAACAGTACTTGCCGGGATTCCAGTACATCATCGAGGTTGAAACGCTGATGTTTGAGAACCGAAACAGAAGACTTTCTGAAATCTACCGAATTATCGGCGAGGAACACAGTACAAAAGAAAAAAGTGTGTATCAGGCTATTAAGTGGGTAGTTGGCAATATTAACACAACAACAGAGTTGTACAAGAAAATCAACGAGACAGACAAGCCGGTATCAATCTATATGTTTGTAAATTCATTGTATTTGTATCTTTGGGAGGATAGGAAAAATGAGGATTAAGCACATCTTTTTGCAGAATTTCTGTAAATTCTATGGCTATAACACACTGGACACAGATATTTACGACCGGACAGAGATTTCCGGAGCGAATGAAACTGGAAAGTCCACAATCAAGAGAGCAATCCAGCATATTTTTGGCTGCCGTGACGAGAACGGCAAAGAGATTAGCGGAATCAGACCGCATGACAAAGACGGTAACGACATTGACGGTGACATTACCGAAATGGTTACGGTGGAAGTAGACGGAGAAGAAAAGGTCCTGAAAAAGGTTTGTCGGAAGAATTACAACAAAAAAGGTGAGTTCACAGGAAATGTGACAGACTACTATATCAACGACATTCCTAAGAAACAGGCTGATTTTGACAGTTTTTTGGAAGAGTGTGCTTGTGATAAGAACAGATTTTCTCTTTGCATCAATGCCATGACACTGTTGCTTAAAGGCGGTACAGAGCAGAGAGCAATTCTTGCTGATATGTTTGGTCAGCACAGTAATGATGACATTTGCAATCAATTTCCGGAGTTTGAAGAATTAAGGGCTATTCTGCAGGACGGCACGGTTGATGAACTGAAAAAGCGTTGCAATACACAGTTATACGGTACAAGGGGAAGAAATGGAACCAAGGGCTTGCAGGACCTGTTAGATGAAATTCCGAGCCGTATCGATGAGGTGAGCCGTCAGAGAGTGGATATTGACCTTGCTGATCTGGAACTGAAAAAGAAAGCTTTACTGGATAAGCTGTCAGAGAACATTAAGCAGCAGACAGATACGCAGAACAGCATGATTTCCTACGATAAGCTTTCTGATGGAATCATTGAGTTAAAAGGTCAGTTGAGCGCATTGCAGCAGAAAGCAAATGAAAAACTGGATGCGGACAGAAGAGAGAAGCGCACAACACTGAATCAGATTCAGAATGAGCATCAGAAGGAGTTGCTTAAGGCAGATACCATTCGTGAAGAGGTCACTGCACTGGAAAAGCGTATTGAACAGTATGAGCAGAAGAGACAGGATTTGAAGAAGAGTTGGGATTTGAATAAAAGCCTTAAATTTGATGAAAACTCTCTGATTTGCTCCTACTGTGGACAGGAATATCCGGAAGAGAAGAAAGAGCAGTTAAGAACGGAGTTTGATACGCATAAGGCACATGAATTGGAACTGATTACTAAAGAGGGTTCTTCCTGCGCTGAACATATCAAAGCGGACCAGGCAGAACTGGAGCATAAGCGTGAGGAACTGAAAAAGACCGAGGATGAAGTTGAGCGGTTGGAAAAAGAGATTGCCATTGCTGATAATGCCTTAAATTCCATTCCGGCAAGCGTGGATATTTCCAACACAGAAGAATACAAAGCTGTACAGTCACAGATTGCAGAGAAAGAAGCTTCCATGAACAAATTCACTGACATGAATCTTCTTAGATTCCAGTTAAAATGTGATGAAGAGCAGATACGCAAGGATATTTCCGTGGTTGATAAGTCTTTGGCGAGTGTAACCATTAACGAGAGTGTGGATAAGCGTATCACGGAACTGGAACAGGAGCGCAAGAACATTGCACAGAAGATTACGGATGTTCAGGCACAACTTGACCTGTTAAAGAAATTCAGCCGGAAAAAGAATGAACTGTTGGAAGCTGATGTGAACAAGTATTTGGAGTTCTGCCACGTTAAGATGTTCAGACCGCTTGTGAACGGTGATACCGAGGAATGTTGCGACTTTATCTACAAGGGAGAACCGTACAGCCGGAACATGAACCACGGTGCAAAGATTCTGACGGAAATCGACATTTGTAGAGCGTTTCAGAAGCGGTGCGGTGTGGAATTGCCTATCATGGTTGACGATACCGAGAGCCTTGACACTTGGAGAATACCGCAGATTGACAGCCAGTTGATTATGTTCCGCAGAAGTGATGACAAAGAGTTGAAAGTGAGGGAAATGTAGTATGCCTGATTATGATTTGAACAAGAAAGTGCCGATATCCGCAGATGATCTTTCACGGGCTATTGTACGTGCCATGAAAACTGAACCGTTTGCAAGCACTATAAATGAAACATATGGAATAGAAAAAGTTTTCTTTGTATTTGGTGCAAGAGTAGGAAGTATCTTATTTGAGGAAAGGATAAGGGTGGAAAAGTAAATGCAGATTAAGAAAGAGACAGTAATTTCCGTTCTGACAACCAACGGTGAAACGATCAATGTCGGTGACACCGTGGTTTTTAACGCAGAGGGCAAATGCTACACGGGGGTTTACATGGGTCTGACAGACCGTGGAACCTTGAAATTTAAAGGCAAGATTTCCGGCACTGATGTCACATGGAACGTGATGCCTAAGAGCATTAAGGAAATTTGCAAGGCTGATGTAAAAATGAAAAATGATGAATTTGGCAAGTTTATGAACGAGCCGGAAAGTGAGGAATAAAGATATGAAAAAATATTTTATTGTTGCAAAAAGAGGGGTAGAGGTAACTTTGGAGAAGAACGGTGGTTTTTACTCTGTGTATGTTGACGGAAGATTGTACAAGAGAACTGCTAACGAGTTGTTTGCAGTGCAGGCATTTAACGAAATTTAGGAAAGGCGGGAATGAATCATGAGAAAATTTAAGGTTGGAGATGTGGTTAAACCAAACAAAAAAGCAGATGAAAATTATACCATAACTACCACATCTGTTGTAAGAGAAGCCATTGTTACAGAATTAAGAGACTATACGATGGATATAAAAATCATAAAAGGGTCATGCAGTGTTGGGGAAGTATTTACGGTTGAAGAAAAATATTTTGATTTGGTAAGAAAAGCAAAACAGGAAACCATTGTCATCTACCGCAACGACAACAAAGTAGTTGCACTGGACAAGACCACTGGCAAGAAAGCAGAAGCAAAATGCAACCCGGCTGATGAATTTGATTTCCGGACTGGTGCTAAGTTGGCTTTCAACCGACTGATGGGTGAAGATGTAAAGACTGATATCGGTGTCCGTGAGGTGAAAAGAAAAGCTATAATTGGTGAGTACGTCAAAGTTGTTAATGCGAAACCTGCTATTCCTTCATATAAAAACGGAGATATTTTCAAAGTAACTTATGTTACGGCATCAGGATGTATTTGCAAAAACTCTGACGGAGATACTGGATTATGGCACGAAGAGTACGTTGTCCTTGAAAACTACAAACCGGAGAAAGAGCCGGAGAAGAAAGACGAAATCTGCGTGGGAGATGCCGTAAAGGTCACAGATGGCGGTAAACAGTACTACTTATACGATACATGGAGCGGTCTTGACGGATACAAACAGAATTTTGTAATGGGTTCTGATTTAAACAACGAATATGAATACAAGGTTTTAAGAATTAAAGAACATGATAAGCTTGCAAGGACTCTTGCACTGATTCAGAATCCCAAGACAACACAGGTATTTATCATTAACATTAAAGGGATTAAGAAAGTAGAAAGGTAGGTAGAAACATGGCAGACGAAAAGAAACAGGAAGTAATGACACAGGAAAAGGCAGAGGTTAAAGAGAGCAGAAACAAGGTTACAGATTTCAGCCTTGGTATCTTCGGCACTTCCGACAACTTCATCATGGCTAATCAAATGGCAAAGGCACTTGCAAGTTCTACGATTGTTCCATCAACTTATCAGAATAATCCGGCAAACTGTCTGATTGCCATTGAACAGGCACAGAGACTTGATGTTAGTCCGATGATGGTTATGCAGAATTTGTATGTTATCCAGGGAAGACCTTCATGGAGTTCAAAATTCCTTATTGCTGCAATCAACAACAGTGGCAAGTACGACATGGAATTACAGTTCGAGGAAACGAAAGATAAGGACGGCAAACCTTTTTCTTGCCTTGCGTGGACTGTGAAGAACGGCAGAAGAATTGAGGGAATGGTTGTTGACATGGAAATGGCGAAAAATGAGGGTTGGCTTGGTAAAAATGGTAGCAAGTGGAAAACCATGCCACAGCTTATGCTTCGCTACCGTGCCGCTTCATTCTTTTCGAGCCTTAACTGTCCGGAACTTACACTTGGACTTTATACGAAAGAGGAAATAGTTGACGGTGATTTCAAGGAATATCCTATGGAGAACGTGCAGGAGCAGGTTCAGAAAGAGATTTCACAGAATGCCAACACTGTACCGTTTGAGGAAGTCACCACGGACAGCACGGAACAGACCATTGCTAACGCAGAGACACCGGATTGCTTTAAGTAGGAGGAAAAAATCTATGAAGATTTTGGAAGGGAAAGAGAAAGAATACAAAGACTGGTACGACAAAAACGATGATCCGTACGGCAGAGCATGTTTTACTTATGCAGAGCGTTGGGCTGAAATGATGGAGCCGGGAATTGAAAATTCGGACAATCCCATGCAGTACCTTATTGATAATGCTGGAAAGTTATCACATGAAGCAGACGAAGAAGGAATTACAGGATTCATGTATGGATGTGCCGTAAGCATCTTATCCCAGTGTTGGGAGTATGGAGAAGTACTTCAGAAATGGCATAACATGGAATGGGGTTATGACGGTGACGGAGTTGTTAATCCGGCAATTATGAAGATCGGTGGTGCAAAGTGAAACTGAAATGTTTAGGTTCCGGTTCTTCCGGTAACTGTTATGCACTGGTGGCAGATGATGGTGAAACACTTCTGCTTGATGCCGGAATACCTATTATCGACATAAAACGTGGTCTTGGTTGGAATGTAAAAAGTGTGGTGGGTGCAGTAGTAACCCACCACCATAAAGACCATTCTCAATCGGTTATTGATTTGGAAGTCATGGGAATACCAGTGTTCAAACCATATGAAAGCCTTGAACCTATTGAAATCGGAAAAAGTGAGTGGAGAATACAGGGATTTGACCTGACAACACTGGACGGCAAATGGACTCACACGAACGCAGACGGTACGGAATGCCCTTGTTATGGATTTCTGATAACCCACCCGGAAATGGGGAAACTTCTGTACATCACAGACACGGAATTTGTTAAGTGGCGGTTCAATGAAGTAAACCACATCCTTATTTCATGCAACTATCAGAAGAAGTACATTACAGAGGATTCCAACGATGCTAAGAAATCCCATGTGTACCGTGGTCATATGGAACTGGAAACAGTAAAAGATTTTGTGTTGGCTAACAAAACAGATAGTTTACAGAATGTCATATTGTGCCATTTAAGCCGTGATAATTCTGATGCTGATGAATGTGTCGCAGAGGTAAAAAAGATTGCTCCATTGGCAAATGTGGACTATGCGGCAGCAGGCAAGGAATGGATTTTAAGGAATGGAAAGGAGTGTCCGTTTTGAGTGGTGGAAGTTTTGGTTATTTGTGCTACAAAGATGTGCCGGAACTGATGAACAGTTCAAGCATTGCGAACCTTGAAAAAATGGTGCAGCACTTACAGGAATACGGTTACGAGGACATAGCACGAGATACACAGCGGTTGATTGAGTATATCCGGTCGGCAAGTATCAGAATCGAGGTTTTGAGCGAGAATCTTAACGGTGTTTTCCATGCGGTAGAGTGGCATGAGAGCGGAGATATTCGCAGAGAAACCATGATTGCAGAACTGGAAAAGTACAGAAATGGTGGTGCGAATGGCTGACACATTTTATAGACCACTTACACCACAATTAAGAAGTGAAATAATGCAGAGCATTGATTCTAACATATCCGAACTGAATACCTGTCAAAACAATTCTTTAGTCAATATGCAAAAGACAGGATATGGGGCATTGAGAAATATTATAAATGCCTTGCCGGACGGATATTTGATTCCATTTGAAAGGCGGTGAAGTGGTTGACTGATTGGAAGAATGTAGCAAAGGCAAAAGCCATCGAGAAAAAGAACCGTGAGCGAATACTGGCTATCAATCCTTATGTGGATGAAAAAAGCGGAATCTATTTTTTGACAAGGACAGACGAGGACGGTTTTCGATATGCCTATATCGGGCAAGCGGTCAATCTGCTTTCAAGGCTTGCCGGACACCTTAAAGGCTATCAGCACATAGATCTGTCAATCAAAAGTCATGGTTTGCATTCCACGGATAACATCTACGGTTGGAAAATCGGATTTATGCACTATCCGGCTGAAGAGTTAGATAAGTGGGAGCAATACTGGATAAAGAAGTATGCTGACGGTGGTTATCAGCTTCGGAACAAAACGAGCGGTAGTCAGGGTGAGGGAAAGAAGCAGATCGCAGAATATAAACCGCCTAAAGGCTACCGTGACGGCATTCAGCAAGGCAGAATCAACCTTGCAAGGGAACTGGCCAACATTGCCGACAAGCATCTAGTCATCAGTTTGAAGACTGAGAAACAGAACAATTCCGTGTCACAGAAACAGTATCAGAAGTTTATGGAACTTTTGCATGGAGAAAAGGATGGTGAAAGTGATGAATAAAACAGACTATGAAGTACTTTTACAATACGTTGAAGAAACTGACAAGGAGTTTTATGAATCTCTTTCTACTCAAAAACAAATTATGTATCTTTGCTATCAATATGGAACTGAATCTTTTAAAAAGTACTTGTTTAAGTATAAATTTCAGCAATTCTGTAATAAATTAAAGGAGTTTTTCAGAAAATGGTGAAATACAAAGGTGAATGCTGCGGATGTGCAACGAAAGCTTATCCATGTCTCGGCAATAGGTGCCCGAATATAAATGTGAAACATTTGTATTGCGATGATTGTAATGAAGAGGTAGAGGAACTTTACGAGTTTGACGGTGCACAGTTTTGTAAGGAATGCCTGTTAAAGCAATTTGAGAAGATTACATGAGTGAAAAAAATTACGATTGTAGCTGTTGGAATGAGTACCCAAACACAATGCACTCAATCAACGGACGCACTCACAAACCATATCAGAGTGGTAAATGGAAATGTGTTGATTGCTACGAATATGTAGGAAAATCAGAATACGGTGCTACTCATTGCAAAAGGAAAGAGCCAGAACTTGAAAAGAGGTGATACATAAAATGCCAAAACGATATGACAATCCGCAGGAAATTTTGAAAATCATGCGGCAGACAGAACTTTTGAAGCAGTCTGCCGAAAGAAGTCCATTCACCGGAATACTGACACTGTTCTGCTATACCTTGTGGAAAGACTACAAGTACTCACAGGCGAGACTTTTCGACTTCTGCGGTAAATTCACCGAGTACAACGAAAAGTACGAGAATGAGCCTTATACGGAGTTACAGAGCAGGCTTAACGATTTTGCAGACTGGACGATTGAGTATAAGGAATTTACAGAAGCAGATTTTCCAAGATATAAATCAAAGATAGCACAGGAATGTATCCGAGAACAGGTCAGATGTAACAACATTATCAATGATTTATCCACAAGGTACATCCTATATGGAATGGTAATTCTTATGGAAGATGGTTTTGGTAAAAAGAAACTTACGAATTTCAAGGATAAGTTTTCAGACCATATGGACAAAGCAGGAGACAAATGCAATGGAAAAGATTTCATGGACTTGTGGAGAGAACTGGTGGAAAACACTGGAATCTATATAGAGAAGCCTATTTTTGAGTAAGGAGTTCTAAATGGCAGAAAAACGAATGTTCAGTTCAAAAATAATTGAGAGTGATGCTTTTTTGGATATTCCTGCTACGGCTCAAATGCTTTATTTCCATATCTGTATGAACGCTGACGATGACGGATTCGTGAATAACCCACGGAAAATCATAAGGATGTGCGGTGCTTCAGAAGATGATTTGAAAGCGTTGATAGACAACAGATTCCTATTATCTTTTGATAGTGGTGTTGTATTAGTAAAGCACTGGCGCATTCACAACTACATTCCACCGGATCGTTACAAGCCGTCATGCTATGTGGATGAAAAAAGCAAAATAGGTTTGAAACTAAACGGAGCATACACCACAGACCCTAAAAAGATGATTTCTCCCGTAGAGGGAAATCCAAAGAAGCGTTGTTACGACAATGAAATCAAACTTGATAAGAGGTGATATAAATGCAGATGACAGGCTATGAATTGTTGGCGAATTACGAAAAAGCAGAAGACAAGGACAAACAGATTCAGATTCTTTCGGATTTGAACCACATTCCGGTTGATATGGTGAGTTTTGTGATTGATAACAGTGAGAAATTCGATACTTCAGAGATACCGTTATCCACAGAAGAATTTGCCAAGTGGTGTGAGACGGAACTTGACCGTGTGGATAATCATATTCATGCACAGGAAATATATTATAGAGAACTTTGCAATGTATACAGAATCGCAAGTACATACGGAAAAAGAGTGCAAAATCGTGAGCAGAGGATTTCATAGCGAGAATGAATTGCGGAAGATGGAGCAGCATCCCAGTGTGCGGGCAATCCGCATCGGACGCACGAAGCCGTATGACTGCAGCTATCCAGTGATGAAGAGCAAGCCGAGGATTCCGGAAAGGAGTAAGGATGGGAAAAGCAGCAGGGATTAGAGGATACACAGCAGACGAAGTTGCAGAAAGTAGACGTATAGAACTGGAAAAAGACTATGAAAAATGCCGTAATAAGTTTGATGAAGTAAAAATCAGAACGCAATCGGTTAAAACTGCAAAATTAGAACTTGAAGAGTGCAAACATGAACATGAAAAAATGCTATCAGAATATCGCAGAGATAGCGTAGACAGAGTTTTATCGTACATTCGCACAAAGAAAATTACGGACTCAAATGAATTGGATTTACTGCTGTGCCACTGTCAGAATAAGCTGAACGGTAACATTGATGGTATTGAGTTAAATTTGCACTATGAGGAAAGGAGCAAGGATGGAGAGATTAACCGAAAATAAACGGAATAGTGATGGTACTGGAGTGAGCAAACAAAGCTTAATTGATAGATCCGGAAAAGGATATCCAAGCAACTATGCAAGATACATCGTTACTAGACTGGCAGAGCTCGAAGATCTGGAAGAGCAGGGATTGCTCCTGCGGTTACCGTGCAAGGTGGGAGATACCGTTTATGTAGTCACTTCTCCATTTAATGTGTTTGATGATATTGAATATGATGAGAACATGAAAGACGAAGTCTATGAAGCTTATGTTTCTAGTGTATCATTTTATGAAAGCGGAGAACAATATAGAATTTACTCTAAGGTAACAAATCATTTTATAGGAGCATATTTTAGAGAATGCGATTTTGGTAAAACGGTATTCTTCACACAAGCGGAAGCCGAAGCCAAACTGGCAGAAATGGAAGGTGCGGAATGAAGAGAGAAGAAGCTATCAAGGATTTGGACATTATTAGGTTTAATCCTCATTGGGATGAATTTGTAAATGAAGAATATTGGAAAGAACTTATGGAAATGGCAATCACTGCCTTACAGAATCAGCCGGTGTGGATTCCGGTAAGCGAGAGACTGCCGGGAAAAGATAGCGGAGACTATCCGATAAATATGGTTACTCTTGATACTGGGGAAGTGTGCATTGGAGTTTACCGACGTGACAGCAAAGAATGGTGGACGAGAATGAACGAAGGCGAAACTTTATACAATACAGATCATGTGGTTGTAGCCTGGATGCCACTGCCGGAGCCGTACCGGGAAAGTGAGGTAGAGAATGGCAAATAGGCACACATTACATAGCAACAAATTAGATGCTTTTCGCAAATGGCTTATCAAAGATGGATGGACGATTGAAGAACCCAAAGGTATATGGGAAGTATTAAGAGCGAAAAAGGCAGGAAGACAGAATCCCTTGATTGTCTATCAAAAAATGAACAAAGAGCATTTAAGCGTGCTGGACAGAGATATTGATGTCATCAAGAGATTTTTACAAGAAAAGTAGGTGGAAGATGGTGAAATGTAATAATTGCAAGAATTTAGAAACAAAGGATAACGGGTTTGATGCGTACTCATGGTGCGAGAAAATCAACGACTGTCCGCATGAGGACATAGAAAGAGATTGCGAGCACTACTCCCCTATGACCAACGCAGACCGGATCAGGAGCATGACTGACGATGAGCTGGCAGATTTTTTAGTGACAGTAGAAACATACGGTTATCACGACCAGAGCATATCGGGAACCTACGAGATGAATGAATGGCTCAGGGCAGAAAGCGAGGAATGAGGATGCAAGATAGATATTTATTCCGTGGAAAGCGGATTGATAATGGAGAATGGGTACATGGTTACTTGTTTGATGATGGATTTGAAAATGGAAGAGTATTTATTGGCGGAATTGTTATTGAAAAATACAATGGAACTGCTTGCGATGATTGGAATGTTACTGGTATAAATTTCTACGAGATAGACCCGAACACTATCTGCCAGTGTACCGGACTTAAGGACAAGAACGGCAAGCTGATTTGGGAGAATGATATTGTTAAACATTACAATGATGGAGCACATCCAGAAAATTATTGCACTGGCACTGTACTTTGGGATGAAAATTATGCTGAATTTTATCGGACAAGTAATGAGTATGGATTATCAAAGCCACGTATAAACAGGGATTGTATTTATGAGGTTATCGGAAACAAATTTGACAATCCGGAACTGTTGGAGGTGTAATATAGTGACATGCAAACGCAAAAATCGTAATTGTCGGTATGAGTATAATCAAAATTCTTACCAGTGCAAGAAATGTATTGAGGAAAATTTAAATCAATATCCGATTACCTGCGAAGATTGTCATTACGGTGGTTGGGGAATATGCAATAAAAGGGGTAAGAATCAGCGGAGAATGAGACCTTGTGAGGATTTTAAATGGAGTTAAGGAGGGTAGCCATGACGGAGAATGAAGCAATAGAAAAATTACATGCATATCTTGAATGTGAAAGCCGTAGAGCAAAAATTGTAAGTTGTAATGAAAGTTGCGATGATTGCGAATTATGTTATATGCAGGGTACTGGTGCTGAACACATTACAAGTGTGAAAACAGCAATTAAGGCACTGGAAGAGGTGCAACAGTACCGCCAGATCGGAAAGATTGGCACCTGTAGAAATGCCGTTGAGATCTGCAAAGCTATGATCGAGCGTGGGATTGACCAGGACAATATCGCAGAATACATAAAATTTGAGGATAACCTAGTGCAGAGAGGGTACGACCTCAAAAAGCTGATTGAGATGATGGAGGAGCATAAGCAGTACCGTCAGATCTGCACGGTGGAGGAATGTTTGCGGAATAAGGATTTCTTGGATTTCCTTGCGGACAAGATGAACCCGAACGATTTTGAAACATATTTGAGTATGTACAATTCATCTGGCGAGAAACAGGAGGATGAACGATGGGAAAATTGATTTATGCGAATAAATTAAAAGCGGATTTAGAAAAAGCAATTTCAAAGAATGAAGATATGGATTGCTTAGACTTTTTACGCGTTGCTTCTGTTACAGATGCCCAGCCTACCGCCTACGACCCGGACAAGGTTGTGGAGCAGTTGGAAGAACGCACAGCATTCCTTAAAGACTGTACGAAGTATGGAAATAAGACAGCAGAGCAGCAGTCAAAATCCTACGACACTATGATGATGTATGAGGTCAAGGATTTGGTAGATGATTTGTTGGAGATTGTAAAGGCAGGTGGTTCAGATGGCAATTAAGCCGATTTTATTCAATACAGAGATGGTTCGGGCAATTCTGGATGGGAGAAAGAGTTGTACGAGAAGAATAATTAAACCACAACCGCAAGGATATTTTGAAGTAAGCGAAGAACCGCTGTATATATATGATACAGACGGAAAACAAGGCAAAATTACACCAACATATCAGCCGGGCGATATCCTGTATGTCCGAGAGACATGGCGTGTTGGAGCATGGGATATATTCAATCAAATGATAGCCTTTGACTATAAAGACGGCACTTGCGGAGAATTAACTTACATACATGACCGGGAGCTGTTTGATAGGTTAGTAAATCAATCCAGAAATGATGCCAGACAAGCAAAATGCGAATACAACGGTGCGGATTTTGTCTGGGAGAAAGGAAAATCGCCTTGCCGTTGGCACCCATCCATCCACATGCCGAAAGAAGCCGCACGTATCTGGCTTAAGGTTACGGATGTGAGAGTGGAGCGGTTGCAGGATATTACAGAGGAACAAGCATGCATGGAGGGAACAGACCCGTGGGATGAAGTATGTTACGAAAACAACGGATGGCATCCAACGTTTTCAGACCCAGACAGTGGTGGAGACCCTAATATGGTCGATGGATTTCATAAACTTTGGAACTCCACCATCAAGAAATCCGATCTTGACCGTTATGGTTGGGATGCTAATCCGTGGGTGTGGGTAATTGAATTTGAACGGTGTGAGAAGCCAAAAGGAGTGTGATGCAGATGGAACCCATTGATTACACCGCCCTGTACGAGCAGAATGAGGACTTTAAGCGGTACGTTGACAGATATTGCATCAAGCACAGAATCAGCGTTGAAGAAGCCTTACAGCACTATCTAGTGCAGATGGCAGGGAGACAGTACAAGGAGCAGGCAGAAAATATTAAAAAAATATAAAATATATGATTTTCTGCTCTAAATTTTCTTTTTTTGTTTTTTTTCTAACATATTAATTATGAAGATAGTAGCTACCTGTCTTGATTTATATGAAAGGAGAAAAGGCCATGAAAAAGAAAATATTAGACATTATTGGTTTTGTTGGAAGTGTTTCAAGTATCTTATCCCTGATTATTTATTTCGTCAACAGATAATATGAAGAAAGGAGTGAGAGGTTTGCTGGCCAGCGTGAAAGAGCTCTTTACTCCGATTAAAAATGAGTGATTTAGATAAGTTTAATTACGAATGTCAGAATCAGATGAGCATTTTTGACATAATACGTGAACCGATACGGATTACAAAGCCTATAAGGCTGATAGAACTGTTTGCCGGATATGGTTCGCAGGCAATGGCACTGAAACGTATCGGTGCGAAATTTGAGCATTACAGAGTTGTTGAGTTTGATAGGTATGCCATAGCAAGCTATAACGCAGTGCATGGCACCGATTTTCCAACAATGGATATAACACAGGTTCATGCTGCGGATTTAGCCATTACGGACACTGAAGCCTTTACTTACTTACTTACTTACTCGTTTCCTTGCACCGATTTGTCGGTTGCTGGAAAGCGAATGGGAATGAGCAAAGGTAGTGGAACAAGAAGCGGTTTACTGTGGGAAGTGGAACGGATTCTGACAGAAATACATGAAAGTGGTGGTGAATTACCGCAGATTCTGTTCATGGAAAATGTTCCGCAAGTCCACGCAGAATCGAATATGTCTGATTTTCAGAAATGGATTGATTTTCTTGTGAGCCTTGGATATGTGAACTACTGGCAGGATTTGAATGCTAAAAATTATGAAGTAGCGCAAAATCGTGAAAGATGTTTCATGTTTTCATTTTTTGGAGAGTACAATTACCATTTCCCAGAACCGGTTCCATTAAAAAAGAAACTGAAAGATTACTTAGAGGAAAATGTGGAAGAAAAGTATTACATCAACAATGAAAAGGCACAAAAACTTATTCAGACACTTATTGACAACGGAACATTGCAAAAACACAATTCTGAGAGCAGAGCAGAGCAGAGCAGAGCAGAGCAGAGCAGACTTGCATTGACGGAACAATCTGCAATCCACAGCAAAGAGACATTGCAAACTGCATCACAACAAGATATGACTGTGGAATCTCAAACCAACAGCAATTCGGAAATATGGTTGCAGAAAATTTGTATTGATACAAGCATGAGTGGATTAGAGGATGGTGCAATAAGAACATACAGAGACACAGCACCGTCTATAACCGCAAGGGAATATAAAGAGCCAAGAATGATATTGGAGTGATTGAATGGAAGTAATAGGCAGCATATACACCGGAGTAACAGCAAATTTTCAGCGAGGTGTGTATCCGATCGCAAGGTGTGTAAAAGCAGAACAGCATGATTTAGGAGTAGTTATGGCAGATGTAAATGTTTTAGGCTCTCTTGAAGCAAAATTTGAGAGTACCAACAGAATTTACGATGTGGGGGGGGGCAGTCCAACATTGAGTACTATGCAAGGTGGAAACAGGGAGCCTAAGGTTATTGTTGCCATGCGTGGCAGAAACCCGGATAATCCGTCTGATAGGACAACAGGAAGCCCAACAGAACAGAGGTTAGAACCGAACATGAGTGGAACGAGTAATTGTCTTACAAGCGTGCAAAAGGATAATCTCGTACTTGAACCAAAATACAGGATTAGGAAGTTGACTCCGAGAGAATGTGGTAGGCTCATGGGAGTATCAGACGATGATATATCCAAAATGGCAGTAGTGAACAGCAACACACAGCTTTACAAACAATTCGGAAATAGCATTGTGGTAGATGTCATGTGCGCAATGTTCAAAAACTTAAATATTGAGCAAGGAACTGAAATCAAGAACTAAAAAGTGAAATAGTAACTCAAAAGTTGAGTTAAGAAGTGAAAAATTTAATTAAAACTTTGAGTTACTATTTGAGTTCCACTCAATAAATCAAAAGCAAGTTAAAATCCACCGGTAATACGAGGGAAAAATCGAACTAGTAAATTTTCTTTACTAGTTGGGCAAATGAACTACCGAGGAAAATTCGGTAGTTGGGAAAATTAGGAGAATACATGAAAGTAAAAAATGAAGAAGTCAGATATTATCAGCCAAGATTTAAAAGGTGGATTGACTCTACTAAATGGGATTCAATTGTAGAAAGATTACCAGATGAACATATATCCATAATAACACAAGTAATGAATGCTGAAAAAGATGGAGATTGCAGTTGGCTTATCTGGAAATGCTGCGATTATGTACTCGATAATATAAGGGCAATAGCAAAGAAAATAGATAGGCTAACTTAGGATTTAGCGAAGGAGTTAAGTGAGAAATGTGGTCACACGATGAACAGAAAGAAATAAATGACAGCTACGCTGTTATGGCAAGAATAACGTGTAAATATTGTGGAGCAGTAGTACACAAATATGTGGAAAGCCATTATACAGGCGGTTCCAAGTGTGTGATATTGGCAAAGTACTGTAGATTTTGCGGTAATGCTCTTAAGATTTAGCGGAGGAACGGAATATGGAAAAAATAAAAGTAAGTGACATCGAGATAATTGTCACTGGAAAAAAAGAAAAACCTTATTTTGAAATAAAATACAGAGAGGTCGGAAAACGGTATTACAATATTGGCTTCAGCTCATACAACCTGGATTATGTCTTCGACTGGAAAGAAAAGAGTTTCGAGGTGATTAAGCCAAAAAAGAATATCTTTAGAAAAATATTTAGGATTTAGTGGAGGTATCGGAAATGTGTGATCTTAAGTGGGTAGAAGTTGATCCAGAACAGAATGACTGGGAAATACAATATGATTTAGTTGCCTATGATGGTAATGTCACCATAGGCAGTATCGTGTACTGTGGATCAGAAATAGGCTGGCAATCGGTTATAGAGGGACATATGGATTATTTGGCAGCAGAAACACTGGCAGAAGCCAAGGATGAAATGATTTGTGCATTGGAAAGTCATTGCGATGATCAAATAAACTATTATAAGGATCTGCAAGAAAGCATTGATGATCTAAAATGAAATAGAGGGTCAGCCGTTTGACCGTTCAAGATGACCTTATAAACTTCTGAGACGGTACCACGATATTTAGCCTTATGTCGATAAACGAAGGACGGTTTTGCTGTTTTTGCGATAAGAAAGCAGCATTTAAAACTGAAAGAGAGTATAAAATGTCACGACTTATAACATATCAGTCCGGTGGATTTACGAATTACGGAATCAGCTATCGAAAATATAGTCCGGAAGAATTGGAGGAAAGAAAAAGTATGTTTGTAAAAGGAAAACCCGAAAAAAGTGGAAATTATAGGGTTAGATATCACGGAAATGAAGGAAGGGATGATTATACCACATCAGGTGGTGGGCACTGGTGGAACACCGCTTCATCGAATGATCAGGAACAAGTAGAATATGATCCTGAAAGTTTTAGAGAATTATAATGCGGTAAACTGAAATTTAGTGAAGAAAGGAAGAAGAATATGGCTAAAGCAGTATTAGTGATGGATATGCCATCAGTGTGCGGATGTTGCAAGATGTACAAGGGTAACTATCAAACAGGTGGGGATTGCATCTGCTTGATTACTGGATACAAGGTGGAACTGAATACTAAGCCGGATTCATGCCCTCTCCGGGAATTACCGGAACGTGAGACAGAGATGACCGATGAGGACGATCTCGGTAGAGATTATGTAAGAGGAACGATGGACGGTTGGAATGCCTGTCTGGATGAAATAAAATCTATAATTTAGCGAAGGAGAATGGCTTATGAAGTTATCAAAACTGACTAAGCCAGAACTTGAAGAAATCTTCCGGAACGCCAATTTCACGGAAGAGGAAGAGAAAGTGTTTTGGGATTTGTCTAAAGGAATTTCTCAAAAAGAAATATCCTTTAGACATTCCATTTCTGTAACTACTGTAGAAAGAAGAGTAAGGTCTATAAAAAATAAACTTAAGCGGTTAGAAGGTGATAGATTTGGAACTTTCTGATATGGAAATATTGCAATATGCCGTTAGCAATGGTATGATTGACACGGAATCTTTGAAAAAAAGCATTGAAATGAAAAAGAAAGAGGAGTATCTGAAGAAACACCAATACGCAATCAACAAAGGCAAAGACGGATACTGGAGAACTTATTTGCCAGATGAAGAAAAAGGAAGGAGACTTGTAAAAAAGAAAAGCGAGGAAGATATCAAAGAAGAAGTTATTGAGTTTTACTACCAAAAAGAGCAAAATCCAACAGTTACAGAAGTGTTTTACGAATGTGAAGACCGGAGATTGTCTCTTAAAAAGATATGTAAAGCAACATACGACAGAGACGAGAGATATTTTCTCAGACACTATGGAGAGTTGGGAAAGCGAAGAATAAAATCAATATCAGAAGATGAATGGGGGGATTTTTTAGAGGAAGAAATTGCCGATAAAGAGTTGACACCTAAATCATTTTCCGGTCTAAAAGGAATTACAAGAACATTTCTTAAAAGAGCGAAAAAACGCAAACTTATTGATTTTAATATCGTAGAACTGTTTGATAATCTTGACGTATCTGATAGTGATTTTAAAAAAGTAATAAAAGAAGACTATGAAGAAGTATTCGACGAATATGAAACTGATGTAATGATTAAGTATCTTGTCAGCCACCTTGATACTTCTAATGTTGCGATATTGCTTATGTTTTTAACTGGCGTACGTATCGGAGAAGTTGTAACATTAAGGCATTCCGATTTTTCTGATAATACTTTTAACGTTCGCAGAACGGAGACGAAGTATAAAGATGAAAACGGAAACAATGTTGTTGAAGTAAAAGAGTATCCTAAAACCAAGGCAGGAATCAGAACAGCAATTATACCAAGTGATTATGTATGGATTTGCGATAAAATAAAACACATGAATCCGTTTGGAGATTACATTTTTACAAAAAATGATATTAGGATCACCGCACAGGCGGTTAGACAAAGGCAGAAAAGGCTTTGCAGGAAATTGAAAATTTATCCAAAGCCACCGCACAAAGTAAGAAAGACATATGGAACTATTCTTATGGATAACAATGTGGATAAGAGACTTGTTATGGATCAGATGGGGCATACAGATATTATGACATCAGAAATACACTATCATAGGAACAGGAAAACCATTGAAAAGAAATCGTCTATTTTGAGTAGTATACCAGATTTACAGGCAAGGTGATTTGACTACTATTTTTGCGAAAGTAGTCAAAAGTAATCAACAAAAAACACCTAGAAAGCCAGTAAATATGCGGAAAGTAAGAGGAATAGAGTGGGGTTCGAGCCCCCTTGCTTCCACTCGAAAAAGCTGATAAAATGGGCATTCCCGGGCAACGGGTAGTCGGATAGTAGTCAAAATAGTAGTCAAGCCTAAAACGAAAGGAGTTTTTTGCAAAGATTCCAATAATTTTATATTGAATGAAATGTGACGGATACATGACGGGTATACCGTCTTTTTTTATGCCAAAATTTAAGCATAAGGAGGGATGACCTTATGGGAAAATTCAAATTTTCAGATGAAACACTGGAACATATATTCAGCAAAGAACGTACAAGGGAAGTGCCGATTAAGTATCAATCAATCATGGTTCATGTGATCGAGGAAGTTTTAGGAGAAACGGGTAATGCTTATGAATTTCAGTCCGTTGGGACTTATGAACAAGCCGACATATCAGACACTTGATGAAGTTGAAATTGCGAAACAGATAGAATCAATGGAAGAAAGGGAGAATAGCCATGCCGCAGCCGATTATGAATCCGAACTATTTCAATCCGCAGTATAGAACACCTATGTACGGACAGTTTATGCCACAACAGGAGCAATTCCAACCACAGCAATTTATGCAACAGCCACAGCAAAACACAGTACAGATGTACGGTCGTATTGTACCGGCGCAAGAGTGCATAGCACCGAATGAGGTTCCTATGGATGGAAACACAGCATTTTTCCCAAAACAGGACCTGTCGGAGATCTATGCTAAATCCTGGGGAGCAGATGGGAAAATCTATACAAGGCTTTACAAGCCTGTTTTAGATGCAGACCCTAACAATTTACCGTCTGAAACAGAAAAGGCGAAATTTGACCTATCAGACGAAGCCACAGCGGTATTTATGAAGCGTTTCGATGAATTAGAGCAAAAGATTGAGCAGTTGAAATCTTCGCAATCGCAAAGAAAAACTCCACAATCGCAAAGAAAGGATGATGCAGATGCTTAAGTCAATGGGGAATCCGCAACAGTTTATACAAAATATGATGGGGAACAGCCAGATCATGTCTAACGACATGGTAAAAAACGCTTATGGGATGGCTCAAAAAGGTGATTTCCAAGGAGTAGAAAATCTTGCGAGAAACATCTGCAAAACGAAAGGTATAAATCCTGATGATGTAATAAGACAGATAAAAAGTCAGTTTCCTTTTTAACAGCATATTAGAGGTTTGTGCACAAAACCCGGGAGACCTCTTTATGAATAAAATTATGGAGGTAATCTAATATGTTTGAAACAAACAACAGTCCTTTTACCATGCCTGTTATTCCGGCTGCCGGAAATGGCTACGGAAATAATGGTGCATTTGGTGACGGTGGATGGCTCTGGTTCATAGTCGTAATTTTTGCGATTTTTGGAGGTTGGGGCGGTAATGGATGGGGCGGTAATGGCTCTAATTCCAGTTACTATACCGATTCTGCACTGCAAAGAGGGTTCGACACCCAGTCTATCATCGGTAAACTGGACGGAATCAACAACGGTCTGTGTGACGGATTCTACGCTGTAAACAACGGTATGCTTACCGGATTTAATGGCGTAAATACCAACATTTTACAGACTGGCTATGGAATCCAACAGGCTATCAATGCAGACACCGTAGCAGGAATGCAGAATGCTAACGCTTTACAGGCACAGTTAGCACAGTGTTGCTGCGATACCCGTGAAGCTATTCAAGGTGTGAACTACAATATGGCAACGAATACTTGCGCATTGCAGAACACCATGAACAACAACACTCGTGACATTATCGACAGTCAAAATGCCGGTACGAGAGCAATCCTTGACTACTTATGCCAAGACAAGATTGCAACTCTGACAGCAGAGAATAACGATCTGCGCAGAGCAGCTTCACAGGATCGGCAGAATGCACTTCTCACTACTCAGATGGCGGCTCAGACACAGCAGATCATCAACACTGTGAAACCTGCACCTATTCCTGCATATCAGGTTCCCAACCCTAACGTATATTACGGATGTGGTTGCAACACTGGTTGCGGATGCTAAAACTGCATATCGAGTAACTTAACCTTATGGTTATGTCTGCTATGCAGTATTACTTATAATCAAAGGGCAGACTATAATGTTTGCCCTTTTGCACATTGAAAACAGAATATTAAGTTGATGGATTTTTAAAGTCGTGGTACAATTTTCAAAAAAGAAAGGAGCGCCAAAATGGTTATTTTCAGACAACATAGAGGTGGATTAGCTGAATCCCTAGAAACGGCAAGGGAATTTGAAAACTTTGATGATATGAAAAAATACATATATCAAATTCACAAAGACTTTTTCCAAAAGATAGGAGCAACAAATGCACCATTTGAAATATCAGACATTGTAATTGACAATACTTCAAAAACAGAAGATGTGAGAACGAATTGGCACGATACAATGTATGTTTGTGTTAAACGATACGGAGACGAAGATTATATTGAAAAATACGGAACTCCGCAATGCATAGGAATGTGTGCTACAGACTACAAAAATAAATAATGGATTTTCAAACCATCAACTAATATTCAGTTGGTGGTTTTTTATTTTATGAAAGAGAGGTACTTATTATGGCTGAATATACAGCAGTAGCATTACAGACTGTGGCAGCAGGAGCGGACGTTGCTCTTACCGAAACTGCCGTGAATGGAAGTGGTTGTATCACTCACAGAGAGGGATCCGGAATTGTGAAGTTAAGAGGTATCACTAATCAGTGCCGGGCAAGATTCCTTGTAAGCTATTCCGGAAACATTCAGATTCCCACTGGTGGAGCTGTTGGTGAAATTTCCCTTGCGCTGGCAGTAGACGGAGAACCTTTACAGTCCGCAAGAATGATTGTAACTCCGGCAGCAGTAGAGAATTTCTTCAATGTATCTGCGCAGGCTTACATTGATGTTCCTCGTGGATGTTGCAGCACGGTAGCGGTTCAGAACACTTCTACACAGGCTATCGAAGTGCAGAACAGTAATTTAATTGCCGTTCGTGAAGCGTAGGAGGTGAAAAATCATGGATGTTAAAAGAATGCATGAAATGATTGAGAAACTTTCTGAATGCGCTAAAACGCAGTTTGACAAAGGAATTGACAAAGTAGATACTTGCGAAATGGGAAAAGTCATTGATATGATTAAGGACTTGTCCGAAGCTATGTACTACCGTGAGTTGACAAAAGCCATGCAGGACTATGACCCGGACGAAGTTATGGAAATGTTTGATCGTTACGGTGACGGTGGAAGACGGTTCTATGACCATTACCGCTACGCTGATGGCAGATTTGCACCTAAAGGACATGGAACGTACCGCAGAGGATATGAAGAACCGCCTTATTATCACATGACACCGGAAATGTATCACCGTGACATGGACAGAGATATGGGAAGAATGTACTACACTGAATCTTCTGCATCTACTGGTCCCATGCGTGATGCAAGAGAGGGCAGAAGCGGTATGAGCCGTAGAGCCTACATGGAAAATAAGGAACTGCACAAGTCTAACACTCCTGCGGACAAGGAAGCTAAAGTGCGTGACCTGAACACCTACATGACGGAACTAGCAACGGATATGTCCGAAATCATCAACGATGCTACACCGGAAGAGAAGTCCGTCCTTAAGAGCAAGCTGTCTGCACTGGTAACGAAAATCGGATAACACACATAAGGGGCTTATTTAGCCCCTTTTATGTTGGAGGTGGTAAGATGTTCACGATAAATGGAATCGTTTGGAATTTAAGGCTTGTAGAGCCACACAGCACTATGTTAATGCGCTCTGATAACACATACACGTTTGGAATGACAGACCGAAATACGCAGTGCATTTATATTTCCAACAGAATCAATGGCTCATTCTTTGACCGTGTTCTCTGCCATGAGTTGTGCCATGCGTTTGCATTTTCATACAACCTTACCATGCCGATTGAGGTAGAAGAGATTGTCGCAGACTTCCTAGCCACTTATGGGAGAAATGTGTTTACACTGGCTGATGAAATTATCAAAGATTACATGAGAATGCTTGCGTAGTTCTTTTACAAATGCTATAATTAATAGTGACCAAACTATAATTTATACCAGCTGAGCAGTAGAAATACTTTTCAGCAAAAGCGCATCAAACATGTATTTTTAAAAGAAGAGTGTCCTTGTCGTGGAGGGCATTCTTTTTTTACAAAAAAATAAGGACATTCCGTAGAATGCCCTTAAAGTCCTATATTCTATTGTAATTTTATTACCTCTTTATGACCGGTCCATATACTTGTTTCATATTCCAGTTCAATACTCTGTGCACCTTGTGGAACTACAAATGCAATTTTGTAAGAGGTATTTCTTCCACTTGAAATATTCGCATTCAACGAAGAGTTTTCCACAACACTGTAATTCTGCTCACAATCTGTATCGTCTGCGTAGCACTGGAAATCGTAGATGCTTACATACTTATCATCTTTACTGTTGTTCTGATAGGAAACATCAATCATAATGTATTTTGTTCCATCAGCAGGAGCGTTCCAACCGTATTCATCCTCATAATCAGTGTAGTCAAGGTCAAAATCATTAATAGTGACTTGCAAGCCGTCCGCATCGAATGTGTAACCGGGAGAAATAACAGTACCACTGGGTGCTTCTACCTCTTCAACCTTTGATTCCGGTGTACTTTCTGATACTGCGGTAGAACTTTCTTGTATTGCAGAAACAGATGCCTGTGTGCCGGTAGATTCCTTGTTACTATCGGATACACTATTTACAAACAATGCCATAATGGCAAAAATTACAATTCCGATAACAGAACACACAAGACCTGCGATAGCTGTTCCGTGCTTTCTGTCTTTTTGACACAGAGCAATAATAGCGAGTATCAAGCCTATAATACCTGGCACAATGCCAAAAGCTATACAAGCTGTGAGGATGCTTATAATACCAAGCACCATTGAAGTGATTCCTAAAGGACTTTGTTTCATAGAGTAATTACCCCTTTCATTTTGAATTTTATAAAATTTTAACACATTTGTGGTATTCTGTCGATAAATAGATGTGAAGTATTGAAAAAATTTTAATGTGTTTCTTTTGATACCCCCGTGGGTCTGCATTTTCAACCGAAAATCTCGTTTTCAGAGGTTTTTGAAAGAAAATTTTTTCGTCAAAATATAATGCAAAAATTTTTAATCCCCCCTGGGTAGCACTTTTCAAGCTAAAAAATCCGTTTTCAGAGTTTTTTCACTGATTTTTTTATGCCGATTCAAGGCATGAAACGCTTGTAAGCTCCTGTGGTGCATCCGGTCACCGTGTCGCAGCTTTCGCAAGATCTCCAATAGCTGAAAGAATAGCATCGTACGCAGACCGTAGCAGCTCCGCAGATTCAGGAGACAGACCACCCCTGGCAGATTCCACATTTAAAACGATTTCCATTATGTCATATACATGACCGATTCCCAATTTTCGCATTTTGGCAAAATCCCCCTTGTAATATTTGATTGTACACCAAGACAACGCAAACCGTCAATATACCCGTGGATATGATCCGACCGGATCCGGCAAAAAAGCAACGCAAACAGACCGCAAAACGGCAGTATATCACCCAACACACGACAAAAAGACGGTTGAAAGCCGTTTTTTATCTGTTTTCAAGTTCAAAAATTGCCCACCGCATAGCGGCGACTGTCTCCGTGTCTTTCTCTCGCTCCGCACGCTCTAACAGCTTGTAAAGTCTTTCAAGGTTCTTTTCTTCCATCTTGGCAACCTCCTATTTTTAATTTTAGGGCAGATTCCACCCATAAAACCGCCGCCGGTAGTGATCCGGCGGGCATCCTCTGCGGCGGCTGTCAAGGTTCAAAATCTATAATTCCTAAATAAAATTGATCTTTAAAGTTATTAAAAAAATGATCTTTTAAATCTGATAATGTTTTTTCTCCATTTTTTAACGATTCAAAATCACTCAACACCATTTCATCAGTATAATTTGCATATTTATATTAACTAATTGATATCCTAAATTTTTCCCCGGATTTTACCCATCCACAACAACCGGAATTTTTAGCAACTGGATATGCACCTATCTCATATCCATATAAATCCATATAATCTTTTGTGTTTTTATCGTGCCAATCCTCTAGCTGTATTAATGTACCGTCAGGCATTTTCGATTTTTCTATAATTTTCATTTTCTCGCTCCTCCGCATTTTTCAAATTTTCCCGTTTCCGGGTAAAAGCAAGCCGGGGCACGATCCCCGGTGTAAGCCTGTCTTACTTGCTAAATTTAACAATATGATAAATTATATCAAAAGAATGGCTTAATGCTCTTGCCTGTGTGTCTAACCATTCCTCGGATCTGTTTGGTTTGTTCTCGCCGCCACAAACCTTTTTTAACTCAGACGGGCAACAGAGACGTTCGGCAATGTCACAATCATAAATCAGAGAGCAGCCGCCCCAACTGTACTGTTTCCAGTCAGCGGCGCCATTCAGTAAAAGGCTTTTTAACTCTGTTTTGTCCTGCGGAATCTCTTCAACTTCTAGAGCTTCTACAAGCTCATAAGCATAGATCTTTACACCTTTATTCCATGCGCTTCTTGCCTTGCTGTTGTTGATTGCTTCTAATAATTCATTCTTTCTCATATTGCTTTTACCTTTTCACCCGTGTTATAATATGGGTGCCTTTCTTTTTGGGTGCCGCTCGGAAGTCTTGCAGGATGCCGGGCGGCTTTTTTATTTGTTGAGATAACTATAACAGATATAAGGCACAAAAGAAAGATGTAATAATATACAAATATAAGGCACAAAATAAGTTCTTTTGTTGTGCAAAATATATAAGGCACAAAAAACATGATTATATTATAGTAGATAAAAAATAATATTGACATATAAGGCACAAACAAATATAATAAAGATACATTTATATAAGGAGGTGCAAACAATGGAGCGAAAAACTACAGATGCAACAAGAAAAGCGATTTACAAATACGACAACAAATTTGAACGGGTGAATTGCCGTTTTGCAACTGGCACAAAAGACCGCATCAATAAATTAGGTTATAAGAGTGTAAATGATTTTATAAAATTAGCTGTTGCGGAAAAACTGGAGCATGACGAAAAAATATTAAAATAAGGCACAAAAACATATTGACATATAAGGCACAAAATGCTATAGTGATATCACGATATCAAACAAGTGATATCACACTAATGATGTCATGATATCACACAAATGATATCACAAAAAAACTAATGATATCACATAAATGATATCACAAGAAAAGGAGGTGCTAAAATGGCGGAAACATTTAACCAAATGATTAGATTCCCGAAAGACCTAGAACCGCAGATCAAAGCGCAAGCAGAAAAGAACGGTGAAAGCGTCAACCAGTTTGTTATAGGTGCCGTGATTGCAGCATTGCAACCAGTACAGCCGCAGGCAGTGACAGGACAACCGAAAGAAGCACCCGTGACAGGCTCTAAAAGCCCCATAGACGAGAAAATCGCACTCATGCAGGCAAATGAACGGTTACACGCTTTACAAGCCAAAACAGCGGCAGAAAGAGCCGCTAGAGAGCACGGAGAAGTTGCACCAGTCGTTAAACATCCTCCAAAATGGGCGGGCTTACCCGGACAGCGGCCAGACGAAAGTAATGTTGAATGGGTAGAACGCAAGAGGAAAGAAGCGGAAGAAATTTATAAGCAAGGTATGGAACGAATACAAAGAGAAAAGGAGCAGAAAGCATGAAAGGAACACCAGAGCAGATCACAGCAAAGAAAGCCGCCCGGATCCGGTCAAATGTCCGGCAGTTCTTCCGGTACTACCGGGAGCAACTGGAAAACGTGGAATCCGAACGGCTGAAAGAATTTAACCGGGCAGAACTCCAAGCACTGGAAACAGTACAAGCGGAAACACTCCAAGCACTGGGGAGCATGACAGATTATGAGTTATTGACCAACAAAACCGCATACGGTGACAGGGCTTTAATTGACCGGATCACAGTAAAAGCGGCAATGATTCGCAAGACATCAAGAGATTTTGAGGACTACCGCAAAAAAACAAATAGTTATAATTGGCAGCCCAAAAAAGCATATGCAAATTAAGCAGGTGTAACAGCCTGCTTTTCTTGATCTATTTTCACTGTGTTGTTTTAATGTGCTAAATTTTGTAGACAAATTGTAGACATTTTGTAGACGCAGATTAAATAAAAGGAGATTAGATAAAATAAAGGTTAGATAAAATAAAAGTAAATAAGTGCAGAAAGACACTGTATAACCAAGTATATATAAATACTAGAGCCGACTATCTGCCACCATGTACCCATCTGCAAAAATCACCTATCTGTCTGTTTAAAAATCCCATTTGTCAAATTTACACGGATGATATTTTTTAATCGCATGATTTTTATATGCTCAGGATCACCGGCAGACATACCACAACAACAAATCGTCAAATGCGTAAAAGGTTGTTGTAGATTTATAAATAGCACTTATGGTATGATAAAAGCAGTTAGGGAGCCGACGTTAATACGGTGCGAGTGACAGCGGTACAAATCAAACCCCCTCTGGATATGCAGCCGCCCAGATTGTAACCAAGACCACCGGAGCCGACAGACCGGAAACGACAAGACGTCACTAGCTTGTCACTTTTGTAAATTTATGTTTTTTACCTGATTTGTGGAGGAGATCAAAAAACATAGGTTTATTAAGTGATGCCTAGTGATTTTTTATGCAGATTTTTAGGAGGTGCAGAGCATGGAAAAAGTCGAAAATACAGAAACATCCCAGGTATATGAGAACGATATGGGATTATACCTTTCCCAGTTCTGCAAGGATCAGAAAATCGAGGATATCAGACAAGAGTCTCAGAGCGTTTGGAATGCTGCTCTTATGTATATCAAACGACATGCATTTAATGAGCCTGACTGTCTCAAGTCTAAATCCCTTGTAAATACTACTGGATCATTTACAGGTGGAGTAAGTAACTATAATGCTTATAACTATGATTTAGTTAATCGTATATGTGATTATTATATATATATGTGTATGATGTATGACAAAGAAGTATCTGCAATAGGGTTTAGTTTATTAACAGGCATAGACAGATATACAATAGCTACTTGGAGGGACGAGGGGACTAAATTAAGTCCATCGTGTTCTGACATCGGCAAAAAGATATCGGATTTCCGTGAAGAGTCTTTAAGCGCAAAACTTGCCACAGCAAAGCGCAACCCAGTTGGAATCCTGGCAATATTAAACCGTCACTACGGTTGGAACCTTCCAGGAGTATCGAGAGAGCAGCAGAACCACAAGCAAGCGTTGACTGCTTCGGATTTGCCACAGTTAGGCGGCACAAATGGACAAAATACATCAATGTTGACCAATTCCGGAGCGTATGACGATAATACATCAGATGCAAATAAGTAGCAACAAGTGCGGAAACGTGCGTAAATGCAGGATAGTTAAGGATGTGTCAATAAAGACTGCGTGAAAGATTAGTTTAACGCATAGTTGAAAAGAAACATAGCACACCGGGGGAGGGGGTCTGACAGGACGAGCGAACAGCCCCTACTTAGTCCCTCAAATTTCCTCAAAAATAAAAAGACCTTTATCCAGAAAGGAGACCTAGATGCCAGATAATGTAAATCACCCCAGTCATTATGAGACAGGGAAATATGAGTGCATAGATGTAATGATTGAGACGCAGGGGATTGAAGCTGTGAAGAACTTCTGCATCTGCAATGCTTTTAAATATCTTTACCGGCATGAGAATAAAAACGGTGTAGAGGATGTGAGGAAAGCTAAGTGGTACCTGGACAAGTATTTGGAACTGGTTGAATCAGACAAAGAAAAGCTAAAGAAATCTTTTGAAAACTTAGAAAGAAGCATTGAGAATATTCAAAAAAATTGGAAAATACCGCCAAATATTGAAATTGCTATACCGCTTTGCAAACATGAATCTGAAACATACAATGATGAAAAAGTTTCTGTGGAAGAGGATTTAAGTAAAGTTGCAACAATTCCTACGTTAGATGCAGGATCAAGGGCGCATAATCCACAAACTGCTAAGAATTTTGCAACTTCTGTATGAATTTACAATGATCGAGGTCACTTATGCAGATCTACGGAAAAGAGATTAAAGATGAATGTTCAAAATGTGGTGAAGTGCTGCAATGCGAATTGTTTCTGCAAGGTCACGGAATTAAGAGAGACCGTGAGAATGTTACGGAAATGGTTAGCTGTCAGATGGAGCACCAAAAGAGCAGGCTTGATAAAGAGCCTAAAAAAGATTTGCCAGTTAAGGAGAAATGCGAATTGCCACCGGAGATTAAAGAGATTTACACAGAGGTTTGGAAAATTCATAAAGAGTACGCTAATCCGAAAACGGATGATGACTGGTCGTATCTTATTCGGCAAGGCAATCTGCTGATTAAAATGCACAACAATAGCCAGTTTGCTAAAGCACTGGTAATGGCAATGATAGATGAAATTGAAGGAAGGACGAAGAAAAAATGAAAATTTTTATTCCGTTTATTGATGGATTATTCAGAATGTTGTGTTCCATTTTTGCTTTTTCTATTGCAATGACGATGGCGGATATGTTTTGGCAGTGTAATGATATAAAAACCAGGTTCATTTATTTTATCTGTTTTATTATCAATGCGATTACGGTTTGGTTTATTTGGGAAAAGAAAATACTGAAATTACAGAATCTTATTGATAAAGGAGAAAAGAAATGATTGGATTAATGATTTTAAAAATAATGACAACGTTGGTATTGACAGTTTTAGCAATATCTGCTTTATGGTATGCTCCAAAACAGAAAACGGCATCAGACGGAGTTATTTTATTTGCGTTCGCAATGTTCCTTGCATTTGGAATAACTTTCGCGTGGGTATAGCCTATGTGGTTACCGGAGATTATGCGAATTATCCCATATCACAATTTTGAATGGGTTAAATTCATAAAGCCATTGTTATTGCCGAATATCCGGTGTTGTGTTGGCATTGGATATGTGGCAGAGAAATCAAGGCATCAAGAGTGTATGTAGCCTGTGTGTGGGAAACGAAAAATGAAATAATGCGTTCGACAACACTAAGTTTTACAGAGTACCGTACACAGGCGTGACAATTTTTTAGATAAAGCAATATAGGGTGTTTCACGAAAAAATAATCCGGGAGCAGATGGTCTCTCTTCCGGAGTTTAGGGCTATCGCCAAGCGGTAAGGCACAGCACTTTGACTGCTGCATCCCAGGTCCGAATCCTGGTAGTCCTGTTTCGCAGATGTTTTCTTCTTTCGGTCTTTGCCATCTGCGAATTGTCTTCCATACTTTTCCATTGGAGACACTCCTTTCACCTCATAGCGGAATGCTGTTAAGAGCCGTCGCAAGGCTCGTGAGGGTTTAACCGGTTTATGATAGCCCGGTTTTTGCGGAATACCGTTGTAGGTTTTAATCCGTGGGTTGTCAGTAAAGACATTAAAATCCTGCACTACCCTTGCAGACATAAAATGGGTGTAGTCGGACAGAATCGGATTATGTAGGGTGCAACTCCCTACACGACTATGTGTCCGGTTTGCTACCGGATAGAGTGTTGGTGGCAGAATCCCACTTGAATCAAAAAAATGCCGTAAGTGTTGTTTGGTGTCCGAACCTTAAATGTCGGCAGACAGCTTGCGGAATTGCACATTGTGACGTAGCGCAAATGGAGAGAGCAACAGTCTTCTAAGCTGTGTGGTATGGGTTCGAGTCCCTTCGTCACAATGGGTGTTGTTGCAAGTACACTCCGAGTATGCTTATTACAGAAGCATAGGGGATAAATACACCGGTTAATGTTTATCTCATGGGAACTTGATGGAGCCGCTTGCGGCTGACTAAAAAATCCTTGGGTGGGAGATAACCAAGTAAAAAACCTCCCGACTGCAGATATGGTGTAATGGTATCACAGTAGCTTGCTAAGCTATCCAGCAGAAATGCTGTCAAGGTTCAAATCCTTGTATCTGCGTTTATCTTTATCTCCACTTAGTCTGGCACTACTGCAATAGTTCAGGTCGATGGGAGATGTATGGATAGTAGTTGCTCATTATCGGTTAACGAAAAACACTTCTGTGAGTAGAATTTGCAGATTCAAAAGCAGTCGAGCCTTGTTTGGGTCGGGTGGGTTCGACTCCCACGGCAACTATTCCCTGTCTAAAACGTAAGCCACATACGATTAGCGAAAACCAAGCCTATGAAGTAGAGAACAGACAAGACTGTGAGATTGTGGATAGTCAGTGACAAGTAGGCGGTGCACATTTGGTTATGGCAAGCGCAAGCCATAAAAAGTTTTAC